CCGCTCAGGTCCGCGCCGCTCAGGTTCGCGCCTCTCATGTTCGCGATATCCGAATTACTCCACAACACTGACCCGTTGAATCGATGTTTAATTTCAACCACAACAACCACCCTTCGTAAAAAGACTACTTCCACCTCACCAAAAGCCCCTGAACCTCATCCCTCGCCGTACCCGGCGACATGTCATCGTAGATCCGCTGAAGGAGTGTGTAATCGACCTTGACGACGACACTCTTCTTAATTGGCTCTCTGTTTCGGAGTACAATGTTGCTGATTTTCAGGTTCAGATTTCCTCCGTCATGTCTCGATTTCGATTCACACCCATACAGCGGCCAAGTTCCTGTTTTCAGCAGATAGCACAAATCAGCAGCCTCGAAGACACTGCTTCCGAATGCGATCCGAGGTTTTTCATATGCGTACAGACCGACTCCAATTACCAACCGAACAGCACTCTCCCCCGCCGTCCCAAACTCCGAATCAACCCTCCACGTCAGCGTTCCCGCCTTACCGTCGTAAACAAGGTGAAACCGCATGAAGTCGAGGAGATCCTGACCGGAGAGATCAGATACTGCGTTCATCGTCGCCTCCGTCGATATCCAAGGCATCCGCATTCACCGAATCCACATTGATCCACGCCGCTGCGATTAGAATGCAGAGAAGCAAGAATGTCAGTACGCCAATCATCGTTTAACCTCCTTCAAAGCCATCAGTTCATCCGCCACCACGCCTTCTCCATGAAACCGAAGAGTCTCAGCGACAGTCTCGATCATCCTCCGAGGCACCCAGCAGGCTCGCCCCTGCTTCACATACACAGGCCGGCGGCGAGACCGGAGATTCTCCGGACGCAGATTCCGACGTCCCTCCTTCGACTTATCGGCGAACACCACGCCGTGCTTCGGCCAGTGTTTCTTCCAGAGGAACCAGCAGATATCTGCAGCATCGAACGAGCGGTCGATGAAACGAACAACGAGCATGTCGTGTCCCTGAACTGTTTCGACGGAAACAGGGTTAGCGCCGATAAACGGTCGAAACTTTGAACCGTTGCGCCAGTTCAGATGACCCAGGACCTTGTTGTAGAACAGGTTATTTCGGATGAGATCTTTGTCTTCGGATGAGATCTGCATTATGTGTGTTCCTTCGTGTCAACAACCCATTGAACCGACTTGTCTTTAATTTCAACAGTGACACACCCTGCACTGTTTCCTTTGAGAAGATCGAACAGTGCGGTCATTATCAATTGGTCCGATGACGTCTGAGACACCATGAACATGTTCTGGACTCTATCTGTGATAGAGGATCGCTCTGCATAAACCTGCATCACCCACCGTCTTTCTTCGTCGCCCTGAAAATCACATACCCTTCATGGATAGACGCTTTGAAACTAAGCCCTCTGGTCTGTGCTGCGCTTTTAACTGCTGAACGAAATGAAGCATCCTTGCATTCGTAGTCTTTTCCTCGAACAGCTTTCCATGTGTCACCATTGAGCCACAGATCCCAGTTGTATGGGATCCCTGAGATTGACCTTCGATCACTTAGTTCACTGTCATCAACGCGATCAGCCATTACACACCACCCTTCGAAACATTGTTAATACGTTCACCGATGCTTCTTCTCTTCAATGACATCCAGTTCATGGAACACATGTTCCCTGAAAATATCGTCCACATACTGTATCTCTTCAAACCATGTCCCGGTGTTATCCATTACACGAACAGGTGTCATCGCACCGGTCAGCAGTTCACGGAGAATTTCAAGGATGATTTTTCGAACTTCGTCTTCGTTCACGGCTTATCCACCTGTCTCAATTGCACAACGACGCTAGCTCTCTCATGACGAGCAGTCAGATACTTTTTCGACCCATCCGAATCAACCAGACCCCCAGCAATCGACGGCAACTTCTTTTGGCTGAACCCAACGCTCTCGACGACCGCGTACACACCGATGTCTTCGAGGAAGACGACGTCATTGATTTTTAGATTGATCATACTATCGTCTATTTTGTCGCTCATCTGATTAAGCCCCTTCGTAAAAATTGAAAACTCCGAACCGACGATTCCAGTGTGCAGTAACTGTGTAACGAACGCCGTTACTCGTCGGTCGGAGCAGGTTCCTTGCACCTCGACTGCCATGCTGCGCGGATTTCAGCGAGCATCCTGTCGCACTCTTCAGTTACAATTTTGGCCGCTTCATGGAATGGGCCAGACAATTCTTCGCATCGCTTGCAGTGCGTGAAAAACGAGGAATCAGTCAGTGCCCCATCGATTAGATCATTACATGAAAGCATTACGCAACTCTCACAGAGATCCTTCCCGCACCCGCAGCATGTTCTCAGTGCAGTACGCATACCGCACAGATCACATGTGACTTCGAACGACTGAATTGTCTTAGTAATTTCTCGACGCATCACAACACCACCTTTCACCTTAAAAACCGTTTATGTGCTTCATTGCCTTCGTCGAGCATGACGCCTTCGGACAGCAGGCATCGACAGATTCTTTGATGATCGACAACGCCGCCCATGTGGCCGATCATCTTGCCACGTTCGCCGATTTCATGGTCGTACTCCCAGACGAGAGTTTCTTCTCCTCGCATTCCTTCGCTCCCGGCTGCAGCGATGTCGTACGTCCGTTCAATAGTCGAAACGAAGAAGCACTTTTTTCCGTGATAGACGTAAGACTGCCAGACTTTTTTGTTTTTCCTGACGTCGAGTGCATCATGTAACATCACAACACCACCTTTCTCCACGAACAATAACGCCACACAAACACATTGTCAACACAATTATAGAAAAATTATTCCCTACTTCGATTTTTTGTTTTTTGTCGGTGCGTCCATGCGTGCTTCAAATAAATGCCCCACTCCATTGCAGCAGCGTAGGCTTCGTCTCGGTCAGTGAAACATCCTTCCGTCGTTTCTGTGTACACAGGGATGACTGGCATTGATTCACCTTTCTTCGGTGGGACCGACAGCAGTCGTCCACCGATACGATGACCGCGATCGGTTAGAAGGTCGAATGATCCGTCACTCATTTCATTTACTCTGATTCTCACCTGCATCATCGCACTCCGGCCAGCAGCACATCGCCAATAAACACCCGAAACTCATCCACCGTATAAAAGCACAACCCAGTACTCGCTGCCAGATCCCAGCAGCCGACTTTCTCCCGCTCGTAAGTCACCCAGATCTTCAACATCTCATCCGGATCCGAGATCTTCATTGACGTCACCTTGCTCAGCACAATCGTGTTGTCCGCTGAGTAGTCCATCGCATTTCCGTCGCGCGGAAGCACCATGGCTCCTCTGTACCATATTCCAGAGAGCAACCGCCACACCGGATGCGTCGTGCCGTCGATCACAACGGCTATCTGTTTCACGCCGAGCTTCGAGATTACGTTCGTTGTGACTAGCCGAGTGTGGCCTTGCCAGCAAACGCCGTTGCGGTCGATGTAGATGCCGGGAGCCCACACGATCATTCTTTTGGCGATGGAGGTCATTGAACCACAATCTGCATTTTTTCTGTAAATTTATCCGATAACTGAGACAGGTGTTGAAACACTTCTTTTGCCGTGTCCATGTCTCCGCAAACCATTACAAACGGAAGATCGAAGCAGTGCCACTTTCCTGGCTGAATGCTTTGCGCCTGGGGCTGATGTCTTGCGTTCATGTATTCGACAAGTTCATCTGGAAACTGAACTCCAGATCGTCTTTGCATTTCGTCAACACTAAGATTCCCAAGCATAAACGCCATCACAAAAGCCCCCTCTCGAAGTCCAACACATAATCCTCAATCCGCTCAAACGCATCCAGCACGATACGCTCCAGTTCATTGTAAAACCCTAAGGAGTCCATCTCCTCCCCATCGTCATCAAAAACCTTCAACTCAACAACCCGAGGCTCCGAGATCTCCACCTGATACGGACGCGACGTATCACCATCCGCAATCTCCGAGATCGTCAACTTCCGCGCCTCACAACGATACTCAACTGTTGCCGTCCCGAAGATGGCATCAGTGAATTGGAATTCTTCCCACCACCAGCGTCCAGGACGGATGCCTGTGCCTCGGTTTGCGTCTTTGCGATGCACTGCGAATGATGCCATGATACTTTCTTTCAGCAATTAACCATGAAATGGATTCGATCTGGATAATCACCGCAGGCACACTGAGTCTGCCATTCGTCGCCTTCTTTTCGGATGACTTGAGTCCATCCGTTTGAAGTTCCTGATGCGTTCAGTGAATTGCAGACATCAAGGATCTCCTCATCTGTTGCATCGGCAACTGCGCAAACCTGCATTGAAGCGATTCCAGCGAATGGCCACGTGATTTCGACTCTGTTCATCATTGACTCCTTAAATTCCATTGAACGATTGCCAAAGCGGCGGCTCTTTCTTCCCACTGATCTTTGTCGCCGTCGCCAGCAGTTTGAATGCGGACTTCTGGTCCACTTGCTCCACACTCATCACAGAAGACTCGACGCCATCGAGCCTTCTGCGACTGTGACTCTTGAACTGTTACAGAACAGACAGTTTGATGGTGTCATTTTACGTTCTTAGTATGTGTGATAACCATAAGCTCACCTGCGAGCTTGGCGATAATAAATTCCGCATTGCGATCTGGCGCAGGAAGCCCAAGTCCCCTCAACGCATCGCTGATAATCCTGCGAGCATTCACCCACTCAGCTACTGCTTCTCCGTTTTTCACTCCGGCACCATCGCATTTCCACACGCTTCGGCGAGGTGCAGCTCTACTTCATGATCGGCCATCGGCTTGCCGTACTTGATGATCGAATCAACCATCCAGTCGTACCCACAGAATCCCGACGACTGAAGTCGCAACTTCCGAGCCTGATTCGAGTTCAATTCATGAACATCGATCCCGGCACACCATCCGTCATCCCATGAGTAATGGTATCGACCATGTTCAAGGATTTTGACGGCAGTCTTGATTGACTCTTTGCCGACGAACGACCGGATCGTCGCGTACTTGCGTCCTTCTCCGTACCACTTCCCGTTCCACGATGGACAACCGGGCATACTGAGTGTGAATCCGAGCATCATTTGAAAATTTCCCTTCGTTAAAACCATTCATCGACCACACCACCACCGACACTCTACCAATTAAACTACAATAAAGCAACAATTTATTCCGAAGATTTTTCCGCCCTTGCTAACCATCGTCCATAGAGTGGTCCTCTTCTGAACTGTTTTCGTTCAAAACCCAGTGATTCCAGCGTCTCGTGGATCTGTCGAGAATTTATTGTGCCACCGTATGACGACCGATGTCGCCGGCTGACTTCGTCGATCTTCACGAGGATCCACACGGCTTCGCCATCGAAGTAATACCCGGTCAGCGGATCATCCTTTTCGCGGATGTCTGTGAGTCCGCCACCGTTCGGCACGCACTTCATTCGACCTTTGAATGCGTGGCCTTTGTCGATATAGAGTTGCAGGCCAGTCATGAGTTCGTCCTTATTGCCGATCATCGCCAGCACAATGTCTTCTATCTGATCGGCGATGCCGTTTTCTTTTTTCTCTTCGACGTCGGCCATCTTCTCAAGGAACTCGCGCAGGCCACGGGTGATTCCGTTCTGTTTCTTCTTGTCGTTGTCCTTGCCGTTCCAGATCGTCTTCCAGTCCCACCAAACGAACGACTGATTCAGGGCGAACAGTCCATTCGTCTGCTGCTTCATTCGCAGCGCAAACGAACCTGGAGCCATGAATTCTTTCGTATGCATCGACACTTCATGTTCGCCTACCATAACCTGAATTAAATCCTCGTCGCCCTTCGTGACGTACTTCGCCTTCCAGTCACACTGCCACTCATCAATCCGCTCAGAATCCTGCTGCGTATGATCCATCGAAGGGTCCGGAACAAGTCTGATCCCGTGTCTCTTCAGGTAAGATCCGAATGACCTGTCATCAGCCGCCGACTCAGGAGCAGTCAGTTTCTGCTTTGCTTCGATCTCTTTGAGGAACTCGCCGTACATGAACGTCCGACTCGACTCGAAGATCACCTTCACTTCGGCTTCTGTCTTCGGCGGTTCACAGACGAGCAGGTTTGCCCCGGCCAAGGCCATCCAGACGTTGTCGATCGCGTCCTGTTCCTCGATCCCGTTGATACCTCGGATCTGGAACTCGCGACGCCACAGATGATTCGCCTGAACCAGCAGGGCATTGTGTCTTCCTGGGTGTCGCACCTTGCCGATCTGCGATCGGAAGCACTTCGCATCACCGTTGCCACTGCTCGAAACACCAGAGGCTTTCTCTGCCCACTTCTTGCACGCCAGATCGACGATATGTTTCGGAAGCGGAATTATCGGGATGTCATCCGGCGACATACCTGGGATCCACTCGTACTTGGCTCCATTCTGGTGGATCGATGGCGGCGCAACGGACTGTGTCTCTTTGCCACGACCACCGAACCGCATCTCCAGTCCGTTGACGGTGAGGCTCGCCTTACCGGTCTCCGGAAGATCCGGAGTCCATCGGTAGATTCGATGGAGGCTCTTACCCGACGTGTACGTTGGAGCTGCATACCCCTGCAGGATCAGGTCTGCGAACTCACGCCCTTCGGGAGTATCATCTTCGAGATCGACGACTGCTTTGTCTGCCGGGATCCCGTGACACGGACCAAGGACGATCCCGACGTTCCACGGATCCTGCCATTGCTCCCGAATAACTTCTTCATCCTGCGTCGCCGACTTCCCCCATGCCGAAGCGACGGGGTGCTTACCGATGGAACCTTCGCAGTCTTTACTGCCGCAGGAACAGGTTGTCGTGTTGCCACGGAAGATCGGGTAATGGAGACGGACAGGATAAAATCCCTGACGGGCCAGATCGACGACAGCATCGGCTACGGCAGAAGTCACTACGCGGCACTCCATTTATGTGTTCAACGCACAGTGTACTAGAGGCAGTAATGCCTATTGTATGAACCTGCTTCAACAAAAACGCCACACACTGGACAGTAGTGTGGCTGTTCATTCTTCGCAACCGTCTTTTCTTCTTCCACCATATCTTGTGGCAACGAAGGTATTGGGCACCAATGGGTAGGATCGCTTCCTCCATCTGTGAATGCGTCGTTGCTGTGCGTCTGCCACGGATTCAAAGGCCTGTGCTCTGGATCCCAGTGCCCCACTTCGCACCGAAGCGGCGTCGTCGTGTATCCACTCGGCCCAAACAAAAGTATCCACGTCCCACCCTTCGGCGCAGTTTCAATTGGCTGCAGATTCATCGTTATTCTCCTTCGTAAAACAACAACATTACCCGCCATCCAAAAAACATTCAATAGTTTCATGGGAATTATTCGACAATAGTGTTGACATCCTTTTGGAGAGATGCAATGCTTTGGTTTATTGGTGTTCCTGTTGTGTTGATTTGGTTCCTGAACGGGTTGACGTTTGGGTTTGAATTTTTGGAGAATGAGTGATGAATCTGTATCTACTGAAACGCGATGACTATGATTACGACGAGCACGACGAAGCACTTATTCGTGCTGAAAGCGAACAAAACGCAAGGAACATCGCAGAGAAGGAACTGACTGCGCCAAAAGATGCGTGGACTGAAGAGAAGGCAACTTGTGAAATTGTGACCGTTGATGGGTATCTCGGCGTGGTTATTGAATCTTTTAATGCAGGTTGAATTTTTGGAGGATGAGTAAGATGCTCGTAGTTTCTCGGAAGAACAGCGAAAAGATCATCATCAACGAGAACATCGTTGTCACTGTGGTCGATATTGGTAGTGGACGCGTTCTCTTGGGAATCGAAGCCCCGAAGGAAGTGAAGATTGTTCGGTCGGAATTGGTTTTTCAGGATGGGCTCTGTGGAAAGTAATGCGAAACTTGCGGAAGCAATAGACAATGCCTGTAAGTCACTTCCGAGCGACTGTCATGTGCATCTGGTGATGGAGCAGTTCGCCGCCAACGTGCTCCTTGAGGTTGATGGCAAAGAGGTTGATTTTTCTTCGAATCGCGAAACACTGGCAGACACAATCAACGATGCGGTTGAGGCTGCGCAGGATCTCAACGGTTGAGTGATCCTGCTGAACGCTGCCGCTAAAACGCGGCTGAGACAAATATAGTTTAATCTGACGGTCGGAAGCCGTCGTTTTCAGCGGCTTGTTCTGACTCCGTGTCTTGTAGGTTCTATGGAGGTTATATCGTGAAAGGGTTCATTGAAGTTATCGGGTGGCTGTTCGCTGGTATCTTTGCAGTTGGGCTTCTCCTGGGCATTGGATGGGTCGTTCAAGGTAACGACTTTTTCATGTACCAGATGTTCGCTCCGAAGTACGAGAGCGTGCGGCGCGAAACGTTCGAACAGTCAAAGGCATTCAATCAGGGGATGATTCAGGAACTGCAGGACATGCAGTTTCAGTACGTCAAGGCCGCGCCGGAACACAAAGTCGCGTTGGCGTCGATCATCCTGCATCGCGTGGCAGATTATGACGAATCGAAACTTCCGACGGACCTGAGATCGTTTGTCTCAGGCTTGCGCCGGGAGCGATCCTTTACTGGAGAGAAAGAATGAGAGTGATTTTGGCGTTGATGACCTTGTTGCTTGTCGGATGCGAAATGGAAAAGAGCATCGACACTGTTCAACGAGAGCAACAGGAAGTTCTTTTGAAAGAGGCAACGTCAGCAGTTGGAATGCCTGCGATTCACAATTTTCGCGAGCGAAAGATACTGAAGGACATTCTGGAACTTCGGGATCAGGACGGACTGGTTACGTTCACGTACATTTTCAATGAACTGAATGGCACGCTGGTGTTCCTGGGTGAATCGATCGGCTACGGCATTCCTTACGCAACGCAGTTCACGAACCCGGAGAAACTGGAGAGGGTTCATAAACTCGAAGCTCTTTACGAGGTCTTGCCTCAAGCTGATCCGAACGGCTTGTATTCTCCTGCGGCTGCGGAAGGAACGTGGATCTTGATGAAAGATCCAAAGGGAAGCGACGTGAAGCCGGTGTACGTTGAAGCCCGCGTCATTGTGTCGCCGTTCAGGCTACTCTGATTGCTGGCATGGATGCCAAGCAACCGCTTGTGCTCACGCGAGGCAGGATGCCGGACGTGAGTAGTCAGAACGCTTGGCGTTTCTGGACCGCCTTACATTTTTGAAAGAGATTCGATGCAAACGAAAACGGAAGAAACGAAGCCGGTTCCAGAACAAGCCATTGTTCACACGCCTGGACCGTGGTTTACCCTGCATGAAAGCTCAGCGATCGGAACAGGCGATATGACGATCGCCAGAGTGTACTGGTCGGAAGGGCGTAGTGACGCTGAGAACACGGCGAACGCTCGACTGATGGCAGCGTCACCAGACATGCTTGATGTGCTGAACAGGTTCGTCGCGTGGGACAAACGATACCCAAATAACACAATCCACTCCAAGGCTGGGGAGTGGCAACTTGATGAACTATTCAACGCCGCACGTGCGGTGATTTCGAAAGTCGTGTAACGCTGCAAGTCTGCGGCGATTACATGGATGTCTTCGTCCGCAGCAATTGCTTGTTATGCAGTTTTTTTAGGAGTGAGCAATGTCTGGTATTCAATTCAGAGGCCGCAAGGATCACGAGCATTTAGATTCATCGTACAATTTGTGGGATGGCGAACATTTAGGAGACATCTCATCGTGGCATGCTGGTGATACCGTGGCTGTCTGTTTCGCGATCAGCAAAGAGCAAGAGAGTCTGATTCTCGACAACACTGAGTTGCCTGTCGGCAGCGGACTCGCCAGCGTGATGTGTGTTGTCGTTCGTCGCAGCCATTCGATCATCTGGAGGTCAGTTGGTCGGTTCGAATCGCTGATAACGTGCTCAGTGCTGCTCGAAGCGGAGAGCGGACAATGGGAGGATGTGTTGAGGTACATCATATTCGGAAAGATGCCAGATCACTGGTCTGCATAACGCTTGGCACTTGTTGTCCGCGCGGAGTATTTTCAATTTCGAAGAACGTGGCACGCGGTCGGCAACGTGCCGTTGTTAGGGGGCTAGTGATGCACAAGGGATTTAGGGACGCGATTCACGTTCCATTCGTCATGGTAACGTGCGGAGACACATTGAGGCCCGCGGAGAAGTGTTCACTGAGAGACGAAAACCAGTGTGTTCGGTGGCAAGGTGGAAGCCCTGATATTGAACCAATGTGGCACGGGATAGCCGATCCATTTCGGGAATCGGAAATACCTTCCGGAGAGGTGTTTCCGTTGTACATTCGAAAGGAATGTTTTCACGGCCTCACGCACGATTTTCAAATTGAGGTTCACGACAGAGGCGGCACAGGCACATGCCATAGCGTTTGCGATATCTTCTGAGTCCCCCTAACGCCGCGTGCTAACCGGTTTGGAGTGGCATGGATGCCTGTCCAAAGCCGGTGATTAGTGGGCCAGTCGATTTGTGATTCGTTGAACGCTGCCAATCATTGGCAGCGGGGAAGATTTCGGAGAGTGGGCAGCGGTGGTCGCTGTCCAATGAATTGGCTTTTTATCTGCAGAGGTGGATTATGGATGAGCGAGCAATATGGCTGAAGAGAGAAAACGACAACACGCTGACGGTTTCTGTCGAGGCTGGCGGCCAGTGGGTCGAGGTAATCCGAGAGCACGGCGATGGGCCAATCAGTCACATCGTCGAACCGTCTGGAATCGAGAGGCGGATCAAAGAAGCTGCCACCGATTTCTCAGAAAAGGATTTGGCTGCATCTGGCGGATATGTGCGATGAGTGAACTCTGGTCGCACCAACCAAAAGCGATTTTATATCTGAACGAGCATGAAGCGTCGATGCTCGACGCGGCGATGAGCAGCGGTAAATCCTACATGTCAGTGCAGAACTGCAAGCACTGCGCTGCTCACAGAAACGCACGCACTCTGATTTTGTGCCCCGCTGCCGTTCGTTCTGTATGGAGAAGGGAGTTCTTTTTTCACGCACCAGATCAGTTCGACGTTGTCATTCTTGACGGCAAGCAGAACTCAGGAAAGAAAGCAGAACTGGTTTACGAGGCACTGCGACTTCAACAGTCGCATGGCAGGCCTCTGGTAGCCGTCGTGAATTACGAGTCGTTTTTTCTTGATCCTATCTGGAAAGTCCTGAACTCAGTTCTCTGGGATAAGCTGATTTGCGACGAGTCACATCGAACAAAGTCGTACTCCGCACAATGCAGCAAGCATGCATGGAAGATCGGAAAACGATCTGCTTCAAGGACCGGACTGACAGGTACGCTGATGCCGAACAATCCAGGGAACGTCTTCAGTCAATATAGATGGCTGGACGAAAGGATCTTCGGTAAATTCTGGGGGGCGTTCAAGCAAGAGTACGCAGTGATGAGTCAATTCATTCCACATAAGGTCGATAAGTGGATAAACCTTGAAGAATTAAACCGAAAAGTGAACCTCATACGGTATCACATCCAGAAGTCAGTGCTCGTTCTTCCAGAGAAGCAGGACATCATAATCGAGGTGAACCTGTCTCCTGCCGGGATGAGGATATACCAACAAATGAGAAAAGAGTCGATCGCCTACATCAAGAAGTCGATCGACGGACCAGAGACAGATGAACTGAAGACCGCGATCGGATCCAATGGAGCTGTCCAGTTCCTTCGCCTGCTTCAACTTTCACAGGGGTATGTCACAGACGACGAAGGCGACGAAGTAAACACAGACACAGAAAAACGCCGTGCATTACTGGACCTGATTCAGGATTGCGGAGAACCTGTCTGTGTGTACGGCTGGTTCCGTCACGATTTAAAATGCGTCGAGCGGTGTTGCGATATTTTGGGACTTCGGTACGGCGAGATCTCAGGTCGTCGCAAGGATCTTACTGAGCACGCTACGATGCCAGACGATATCGACGTTATGGGCGTTCAGTGCAAATCTGGTTCTGCTGGCATTGACCTCACGCGAAGTCGAATCGGGATCATCATGAACAGTGGTCTTCTGTCGCATGGAGACTTTGACCAAATGATCTCAAGGCAGGTAAGAACGAATCAGAAATCCAACGTAGTCTTTTATCATCTAGTGACAAAGGGAACCGTCGAAACGAAGTTGATCGACGAACGAGGCCGTAAACGTGAAATCGTGGAAGTGTTGTTGTCCGAAATGAAGGAAGAGGAGGTGTTCTGATGTCAAAGAAGCAAACAATCGACGAGTTTATGTCTGACGTAGAACGCGGAATCGGCTTGGCTCAATACATCGCCGCCAACGAATTCACATGGTGGCACGAAAAGCTGACGCAATCCGCAGTCCGCAAACTGATCAAGCAGAACACAGGTCACGTCATTCCCAGAGTCAAAGGCGCATTCAAAGATTTCTGCGCCGTGAACATGAGCATCTACCTGAACCGCTCATGGCGACGCAAACCGACGTCAACGAACCTTGACCTGACCGCAGACCAATGGGATAAGCTGAAGACCATCGTAGAAAAACTGAAGCCACAGATCGAAGGCCAGGGTATCACCGTCGCCTTCGACGTCATCCGCACAAAGATCTCGACGAGCCCAAAGCAACTCATCGGCTTACGAAAACGAATGCATTATTGGGATAATTAACTTTACAGGACAGTGAGAATATGGCTACAATTGGCGAGTTGGCAGCGGAGTTTGAGACGTTGGTACGGATCAAGAAGAACGCTGCTGACACGGAGTCACAGTGCAACAAGGATATTGAGCGTGTGCAGCAGCAACTTCTGGACATGATGTCGGATGAGGGGTTGCCGTCGATCAAGATGGATTCAGGGATGACGCTGTTCCGTCGGTGCGAAAAGTATTATGGTGTTGCAGAAGGACATGAGAAGGACGAGCTGGTCAACGCATTGGCTAACTGCGATTTGACACGGGATCTTGTGTCGGCGAATTACAACGCCAACACACTGAGGTCACGGATGGCAGAGATTGAAGCGAACGGCGAGGTGCTTCCGGAAGAAGTCACTCGGTTGCTGAAGCTCACAGAAAAATACAAGGTTGGACATCGATCATGAAAATAAAACGAGGAGTCCCGATTCCTCCGCATAAAGGTGCCGGTCGCCCACGCGAACACAAGTTCGAAGAGATGGAAGTCAACGACTGCGCTGAGATCGAATCGAGCTACCAGTCGATCTACGGCTGCATCGGTCGGTTCAAGATGAATCGGGAGTTTTCGAAGTGGGAGTTTCGCATCTTGAAGAAGGGTGCGAAGAAGGTTGAGGTTTGGAGGGTGAAGTAGAGTTTCTGGGGAACCCAGCATTGGCGAGCAAGTCCGACTGTACATCGGATCGACGAAAGTCTGTGCAGGTTCAACTCCTGCGGTCCCCACTGGCGTTTAGTGTTTTCCAGTTTTCCAAAGGAAAAGTTTTATGAGTGGTGAAATGAAGGTGTAGGTTTGGAGGGTGAAGTGATTCATGCTCGCAAGGGCGTGTTGATCAAGGCTTGTTGTACCAAGTCACATGGAAAGCTGTTGTATCGTTCGGCGAAGTGGTTCGAATCCACATTGATCAAATGGCGTTTAGTGTTTTCCAATTTTCCAAAGGAACAGTTTTATGAGTGGTGAAATGAAGGTGTATGAGCGTACGGACTTTCTGGCATTGGTGCCAGGTTCGGACGTTGCTGAAGCGATGGAGATGAATCGTGACGGTGACGAAGGGTTCTCGGAGAGAGATCTTGTCAGCGTGAAGTCCCCATCCGGAGGCGGATTGTTCTGGACAGTGAAGGGCGCAAATGGAGTCGAAAGCGTTCCGTCGCTGGAAGGAGTTATCGTGTTCAGGTGTCTTCGCGGTAATCTGTGGAAGTCTGACGACACAAGTACGGACAGGCCTGTCCTGACGTCATTGGACATGAAGGTCGCCAGACTGGAAATTCCGTGGGAAGAAGTTCCTGCTGACATGCAGGCTGTCCTCCCGAATCACGAACTGACGGTCGAAGAGATCCGCAAGGACGCACGGTTCGCAAACGTCACGGACGAGAACCTTCCGCGATTGTTCTGGTGGGATGGTCCAAATAAACTTCCGTACTGCGAATTCGGGTCATCGACAAAGCCCGGTTCCAAAGGCAAGCGAGCTAAGGACTACCAGATCCTGTACTTGCTTCGGAAGAATGAAGGCCTGCCGATCCGGATCCAGCTCGGCCCGACGGCGATTCAGACGGTACGTCAGTTCTTTAATCAGATGACCGACGTTCCGTTTGTTCGCGCTGTGATCAAGATTTCTTTGAAGGAGGAGGTCAACGTGACCGGCCAGAAGTATTCGTTGCCAGTTCTGGAACGAACTGGAATTCTGCCTGCAGATGTCGGCGCTGACATCAATGAGAAGTACCGTCATCCGATCAAGGCGGCACACGAAGCAGGACGACTCAACTTCGTAGACACGGAAGAGTAATCATCTCATGGCGGAGATGGATGGCAATGAATGCCGAATTGGCCTGGGTGAACGGCGTCGCCCGGGCTGTTTTTTATGATAATGAAGATTCATGTCTAGCCAACAATCAGACGCAGATTCCTCGAATCCGAATCGCCGTCCGACTGTTCCCACGACACTTTAACGATCACTTCGTCGTCTGACTCAACGCCTCCGGACAAAAGAACAAGGATCGCCCTTCCTGCTTCCAGTTCTCTGCCTGCACATCCGCTTACTGAATCAACCTCCATGTCTTCGTCGATTACTTCAGTGGCTTCGATTTCCAGGTCTTCATCTTCTGTTGTTGCAGTCACTGATGTGGCGGTCACTCCGGCAGGCATGAATCTAAGATCGACCCAAAACGTTTTTGATGCGTCTGGGTGTTTACAGAGAAGATTGATTGAGGATGTGCAACTCATAGAATACCCTTTTACGACACCTTAGACCTGCGTCTTACCTTCTTAAAGACTGCGTCTTCAGGAGCCCATCCTCTGTTTAGTCGCTCGTGTATTGTTTGATTATTCAGACCAACTTCCTCAGCCCACTCTGAGACACACTTCGTGACCCCGTTTATCTCCAAAAGTCGATTGTTTCTTTTGTTGCGATGCTGTTCAAATCTCGTCGCCCAGCGACAATTTTCTTTGAAATACCCAAGTGAATTATCCACCCTGTCGATCGACATTCCATCTTGGCGATCGCCCATGTCTTCAAGAAAGTTTTCAAAAGATTTTTCCCAGCGATCGCATACCGAGATTCCGCGACCACCGTAGTCTTTATAGTTATGACTCTTAATGTTGTTGCATCGGCTAAGCATCATCGTCCACGATTTATACTCTGGCGATACCTTCCCGGTTTTAGCATGCCCGTGTGTCGTTCGTCCCTTGCGAATATGTTTCTGCAAGTTTACCTTACTCATGTTCGAATTCCTTAAAGCACTTCGGACCAAGACCCCGGATGAACCAACATCGCGGGGTCACTTTATTGTACACTAACAGTCACCGAATTCCCAGACAGTTTCAGCATCCTCAAAGTACCACCCGCACGTCGGCGTTCCGAATACGAACGGTGTAAACTCATGTCCAACAGCAGTGAAAGAAAACGTAGCAGAACCAGATCCGACTTTGTCTGCCAATCCGACTGCGGATGCGGCGATTGAAAATGTGGCTGCACCTGAACCGGCGATATCTGCGTTGCTTCCTGCAATTGCAGAGAAGCTGAAACTGGATGATCCAGATCCTGATACCTCTGCGATTCCGCCTGCAGCCGAAGTAAAGTTGAAACTCGCTGCACCTGATCCTGTGCCTGGCAGGATTCCAACGCCTGCTGCCGTAAAGTTGAAACTGGATGAACCGCTCCCAGTAACGTCAGCACTTCCGCCAGCAGCCGCTGTGAAGTTGAAACTGGAGGAACCCGCCCCCAGTTTGTCGGCTAATCCTCCGGCCTCTGCCGCGAAATTGAAACTCGCAGAACCGCTTCCTGTTCCTTCAAGGATCGGCTGACCAGTAGCCGTAAAATTGAAACTGGATGATCCAGAACCAGTTACATCAGAAGAGCCGCCGGCAGCAGCAGTAAAGTTGAAGCTCGACGAACCACTGCCAGCGACGTCTGCTGCCCCACCGGCGGCAGATGTAAAGTTGAAGGTTGCCGCACCGCTGCCTGTTCCTTCAAGGATCGCATCGCCAGTAGCAGTGAAGTTGAAGCTGGAGGAACCAGAACTTGTGGCGTCCAATGCGCCACCGGCTGCAGCCGTGAAGTTGAAGTTCGCCGCACCACTACCTGTTGCGTCTGCTTTTCCGACTGACGCTGCAGTGAAGTTGAAGCTGGATGAGCCAGATCCCGTGGCGTCTTTTGCACCACCGGCTGCTGCAGTGAAATTGAAACTTCCGGAGCCGCTACCAGTGTCAATCACATTTACCGATAACCCAATCCGGATTCTCGGTTCCAGTATCCCTGCGAATGGTTCCGTATAAAGTCGTTTTGCCTCATTTGGACTTAATGCTCGACTGTAGATCCGAACACTGCCGATCATTCCATTAAACCACGTTACAGCATTCAGATCACTGCGAACACCGATGTATGTTTTGTTTGCTTGATTTCCTATACCAGTATTAGTATTCGCAGCCCCTGTTTGCGGAACTCCGTTAATGTAAAATGCTGTTGTGTTCGCAACAGAATCCCACACAGCTACAATGTTTTGCCAAACTCCTGCTGCTGGTGTGCTCCATTGAGTTCCGTTCGTGCTTGTCTGAAACTGGCTGTGTTTCGTAACTATTTTTTCAGAAACCCCATCACGAAGAATCTGTATGCTGCTGCTTCCGTCCTGAATTTCAATGAATCGCGGATAAATCTGCAGAAAACTGCTGATGTTCAGCCACATCGAAACACTGGTTTGCGTCGATGTGATTGATGTTCTGTTGGTGGCAACTACATAGTCATCCACACCATCATACAGAACCGATTTTCCATGCTTTCCAACAGTTCTTAGAACACCACCAGTTAATGTTCCGTTATTATTTTTCGCAACATCAACCGCTATATTTCCACCGCCCTCATTGAATAGAAATAGCGTGGCAAGTCCTCGTGATATCGGGTCTCCCCAGTTTATTTGAGAACCTGCTGGTGGCTTAACAAACCCCCATGGTTTTGTTTTGAACGCAGCCACTAGTTACGTATCCGTGTAAGTGATTGCTCTGTAAGCAATGACAAGCTCTGTTCCTGGTGAGTCGTCGAGCAGTGCCGCTCCTGTGCAATTCCGAATGGCCAGACTCCACCCGTCAGGCACGATACCACCGCACATCTGACCGATCGTCAGGAACCCATCAAGGATCTGAGATGTGATCTTGTATGGTATTGAAAGTGGCCCCTTCATACTGTTGGGATCGCTGATGACTGCTGTGCCTTCGGAGCCTGTTGGCAGAGTCGTTGTGCCGAAATTCGCAGCAGCAACCCATGCACTACCATCGTATACCCAGGGCACGACGTAAACGTAAAGTGCCTGGTCGTTAGCTGGTGCTGTCGCTGCAGTGGCAAGATGAAACATCACCTCGTAGTCAATAGCCAAGACAGACGTAAGATTATCCACCCGTGCTGATTGCCATCCTCCAAACGGGTCACTGGAGTCGTTTGCCAGTGATGCCAGATTTGTCAGAGTAAGTTCCATCCAGGTACCATAGGCAATTTTGCTTGTAGTCATCTGATCTCAGCTCCTTCGCGCCGCGTCAACTTCATCGGATGTGATTGCACGCTCGAATCCCAGTGTCGCTGGAGCAACATCTGACCCAGTGCCTGCTGAGAGGATCTTTTCAATCACTGTCGCTGATCGCTTATGCGCTGATGCTAACGCCAATTTCAGAGTGTTTTGCGATCCGCAAAAGTCATCAATTGCCGCCCTTGTTGCTGGTATTGAAGGTCTTGTTTCTCCGGTGATTACCCAAAACAATGAGTCCCTCTTGGACACAGTTAATGCGTCGAGCTGTGTCGCGGCACCGACTGTCTCCATGATTGATTGACGATATTCCTGACTCGTTGTTAATGTTTTCCAGACGATGAACGCCGGATTAGCGAGCGAATTCAGGTGATCTCGAATAAATCCGAGACCGTTTCCGTCTGATGCCTGACTGGCAAGAGACGGATCAGACAGGATGTACGCCTTTACAATTGCTTTATGTGGTCCAGTAAGCATTGCTGTTGTCCATTTAATTCATAAAAACCAGACAATTACGTATAGCTGATCTCGTTCGTGCTCTGGTTGCCAGATTCCGCAGGACTTGCAGTATGCAGTGACAGGTACAGACTTCCCGCTGCCGATGAGTTCTGAAGACCAGCCGCATCACCCACGACGGCCCAGTCCGTATTGTTGAAAAACAACAGCAGGAATTTATTCGCTGCTGCGGTCGTCATCGCGTCGGATGCGGCCTGAGTGATTACTGTCGTCGTGTCCAGTTTTGGTGTCACACCAGCGACAACGCTGATGTTGGGTGTCACCGCACCGAAAAATACCAGGTCGTTCGCACCGCCAATGGCTTCCGGACCAAGGCCGAAGTGTGTGACTGTACCGCCAGCACCACCGGCCATTGCCGGGAAAGTGGCTATTGTGCCCAATGTGGCTGTGTTGGTGCTGACAACCCAGTCAGTTCCATTTCTGCCTTTAGCGACTCGTGCATAAGCTGTCATCGATTAACTCCTGGATAAAACCTCGTCCACAAACAGTTTTGCACGCTGCATACCGGCATTGTGCCTCATGAATTCAACTACCTTTTCAGGCGTGCCATGAATCTTCAAAAGCTCACCGAATGCTACCACAGCCTCGATGATTCCGTTCGGATTATTCTCATTGCATCCGAATTCTACCAGAACTTCCGGCGTCAATGGATGCTCAGGACTTCGCTTTTCAATTCGGAAAATGTATTCACTCACTTATCGTACTTCCTGCGATGTTGCTTATAGTGCTTATTGCAAAGCTCATGTCGTCTTGAAGGATTCTCGCAACCTTGAACAGAGCACGATCGTTTTTGCTTTCCACGTATCTCTGGGATGTTCCCGTAGGCAATAGCCACTGCCAAAAGTTGATATGCCCTCGCTGCCCTCGCCTCAATCTTCCATGGTTTGCATCCGTAAAGATCTGCGATTTCTCGACATGAGAATCCTGAAAGACAGTAGCGAATGACAGCGAAGCAGTCCGCTGGAAGTTTGCTGATTGCGATCTGCAACCGTTGGATCAGTTCACGATGTTCAATTGATTCACAAACTGGACGTTCATTACTCAGGACATAGCTCAAATCTCCATCGTCGCTGTTTACAGCACGAACCCCGATGTTCCTGCGAGTATGCCATTCACGTTGGTTGTTGACAATGACCTTTGTTGCGAATGTTGCGAATGTGCAATCTCTTTCGAGATCAAATGCCGCAGCCGCCTCACACAATCCAATCGAAGCGTCTGAAAACTGTTCTGTGTCTTTGACGGGGATTCGCTGTCGCCTGGCATATGGTAACGACAGGATGCAGGCAAGTCCAATATGATCTTTTGGGTCAACCATCAGCGACACTCTGGAACAGTTTTACAGACGAATTCAGTAGTTGTGTTCTACGGTGGTTCCTGGCTCTCCAGGCAGTCTAACAATACCCCAGTCGCGTGCTGTAAAATTGCGAGCGCCACTAAATATGCCTCCATCGCTGTGTCCACGTTTGCTTGTTCCGCCGCGCAAGGATCTTCCGGTGGATCGCGTGTCAGTCCATGAGACTTTGTGTCCGTTTGGTGTAGTGACTTCAATGCGTCCTGAAGTGATTGAGACCGGGTTTCCAGCAGTGTCATCAGTCGCCTGACTTTGGTTGTTTGCTGTTTCATGGTCGTGGATGTTCGCGATTTTTTTGCCATGCTCTTTTTGCTCCGCTTGAAGATTTTCGATGATCTTGTCTTTGGCTTCCATCTTATTGTCGTACAGCGACTGGAGATGATATCCTATATTCCCAGACCAGAATGTTAGAACGATGATCATCCCTGCCAGAATTCGGCAATCAAACAGAAGCCTTCGCTTGTTTCCTGTTATGCCATCGTGATAAATCAGCCTGGTCGCTGCCACACACGTTGCCAGGATGAACATCACACAAACGATCTGATATTCAACTCGCATCATTTTCTCAACGCCTCAATAATGTTCGGTATGGCAGATCCCAGCGCGAGAATGGCAGCTACTACAAAGACCATCCAAAATGCCTGACTCGCGTTCCGGCCTGAGATGTGAAATTTGCCTCCTGGAACACGAAGGAACATTCTGTCGATTTCACGGTCGCTGTCGTGTTCATCGTCGTCCACCGTTGCACCTTTCACTGCTTTTGGCTGTCGTCCACTCTCTTCGACATCGCTTCTGATCTAACGTCTCCAGCGTCCTGCCTTGCATCGCTCGCGTCAATTCGAGCACGGTTTTCAGCAATCGCTCCTGCGTTATCCTGTGCCTTGAGCCGCAGAGACTCCATGATCGTTTCCTGAAGCCCAACGATTTTCTTCTCCAGCGAATCAACCTTAGCTTCCAGTACACCCTCTCGCTTTTCACACGTAGTCAGAGCCAGTTTTACGTATTCGTGAGACTTCTCAGTCGAGAACCATAGCTTTCCGATCGCTGTCGTTAATGCCAATCCGATCGCAGACGCGATGACAAGCATCGTTGCTTCAGAAATCTCCATTGTCCGCACGCCTCACTGAATGACGAATCCAAAAACCTTCCAGCCAAGCAGGAACAACAGCACGAACATCAAGAAACTTCCAGACAGCATGAATCGATCTACTGGCCGATCTGCAGGAGCTTTATGATAGAAGAATCCACCAATGAACATCCACAACAACATCAAGATCCAGAAAACCAACCCTTTTGACACTACGCACCTCCTCTCCGATACAACCACACGTCGCCATGCTGCACCATATTCAGTCCTTCTACTTGATGGAATGGGCTCGCTGCAACACGAACAGACCTGAGTTTCGATGATAATTCAGCTAAAAGCGTAGGGTAAAGATACGCTGTTATGACTGTAGCTCGGGATGCATCGAAATTCCGGGCGTCTCCCTGTTCCACCGTAATCAGATGAGACAGCCCGGAATCATTGATTGCCTGACGGGCAACTGAGACTCGTGTGTGGTCCAGTTCCACACCGATTCCTCGGATGCCACGACGTGCCGCAGCTATCAGGATGCGTCCGTCTTCGCACCCCAGATCAGCCAGGACATCGTCAGATCGCAATTGCATAAGATCCAGCATCTGCTCAATGAGAGCGATTGGACACGGCTGCTGGTCGTCTGGGAGAGACGACTGATACGCCTGCATCTGCCTGCGATATTCAGCCTGTTTGGCTCGAATCGATCGGCACATGCCGCAGTTGCAGTTGCGATTGTACGTCTCAAGGTCGATTGTGCCCCATCCTGACCATTGGATGTAGCGGGATGGTGGCGACCTGTTTATTTTTGCCTGAGGAATCGACACGTTCTCTGGATATGTCGATTCGGACGACACGTCCCATTCGAATTCGTACGGGACGTGCGGAACCGTAAAACCGAATCGATGCTTACACTGCGCGATCGTCAGCACGTTCTCAGCAGGCCATCCGTTTTTGATGAACAACGCTTTCCGCGCAGGGCAGTTCCGGCACCATGATTCGCTGACGATGTAGCGTGTCCGTTTCTTGACTTTTACCTGCTGCACTTCGGCAGGCTGAGCTACAGCATATCTTCCTGTCGGATGGAAGATCTGCATCCCATCCGAAGGCAGCATAGACACAGTAATCAGCAAATGCATGATGTGCAGCATCGTCTTCATGACTATCCCTCCTGAGTTGTAGGTAACGTCCAGAACGTATGAACGCCGAACGTCTGCTCGAAAGTTTTGAGCGTCAAGTAAGCTCGTCCTTGCTGACCGTACTGAACACCCCACGAATTAGCCATGTCAAACACTTCTTTGCCAGCCACGATGCAAAGATCGTCAACGCACACCGAATGATTCCCTCGCCCATTGTCAGCGCCAGCGATTCCATTGCTGTCTAATCGCTGAAAGTTACCGCCAGCATGAACGGCGACGACACAGGGCCACTGCTTTGCAAGTGCCGTCCGAAGTCCTCGAATCGTCTTTACAGGACGCAGCTTGAAGCCTTTGTGCTTCGCTGCTGCGGCATCTGCACCGGCAGGCATCTGTTTCCGGTAGATCAGATTCGCCGGGACCAAGGATAGCGGTGGCGCGCCGTGTTCCTCTGCGACCTTTAATCCATCGGACAACATGCTTCCGTTGTCCTGATTCCCATTCATCCATGCGTACATGTACGATCCGGATAACTTCTTCAGGCCATCACGGAATCCGCGTCGATAGCGACCTCTCGCAATGACACCGGAAGTTCCCCATCCATTGCATGAACCGTACGACAACTGATCGCACATCCATGTTGAATCGAACATCTTGCGAGAAGGTTTGCGATTCGGATCTGTGATCGCCTTTCTGATTTCTTCGTCAGTCCATTCTTCCACCGCTCCAGGTGCTGCTGCAAACGCAGCAAGCATCCCTGTATCCGGAGCAAGTGAGCCAAGTCTTCGTGTGTTTCCGTTAATATCAACGATCTGCTCGATTTCGTCAGCCACCTGTAAGCCTCCCTACTAGCAATTTGAGTTCATCGAATGTTGCCGGAAGTGGCCCGCGATGAACTATGATGCCCGTCCCTTTGTCTGTGATGACAATCCCAGGAGCAGCACTATTGAGCTGTCCAATCGCTTTGACGCCTTCCGATTCAGTCGTAGCGATATCGTAAAGCCGATACTCACTGCCGGAATCAAGCAATTCATTCCACGCGACAAGTCCATTTAGAACAGTTGCGACAGGCAACGACGTATTTTCGGAATCAGTGATTACTGACAGCCGAACATGAGGAACGACTGGAAAAGGAGGATCTGGATCTGGGTCCGGATCTGGTTCTGGTGGTGGACGCGGCCCCATCACATTCAGCGTTCGCCTCACGCGATCAACGTCTGGAGTCACCAAATCCGCAACCTCAACCAATACGACACGCCCCTTTGCGACCGGCCTCACAAGCATGATGCACTTGCCGCTGTAGGTACGTTCCTCGAAATCTCCTGAGCCATCTGCGAACCGACTGAACACAGTCCACGGACCAACCTTTCGAGTAACGGCGACAACTCCAAGAGGAACAGACACAATCGAAAAATCCGTATCCGACTCAACGATATAGAGTCTGTCTTCTGAAAGATCCATTACTGGCATTGGTGCAGGAGGACCGACCGGAGAAGGCAACATCGGCCATCGGATTGACGGGGAGACTGTTGGAGACGGATCATCACCACGGCATGACAAGGAAGCAATCACAATGATCGTTGCCCCGATAACAATGTCTTTGAGACGCATTAGTCATCGTCTCCCAGTGCATGACCAGCAGCCAGTACAGCATTGATTGTTGGACCGTCAGCCTTCATAGCTTCGATCAACTTCGTCTCAGCAATCTCGTACAGATCAGCCCGTGATAATTTCGGAAAGCGTTTCCTGTCAGATCGTGACGCTTGCCTGTGGGCTTTGTTCGCAGCCTGCCGAGCCGCCGGAATGCAGTCGTTAACAAGGTCCGGGTCCATGCGACCTGTCGCCTCGTTGTAGGCCGCTCGCAACACATCGTGCGGATTTTCGCTCGACGTCTGCTGAAAACATTTTGCAATGATTGGGCCAAGTAGCCCGAGAATGATCGTGATCCAGTCCATTTTAACACTCCTTCTGTTGAAAATAACCGATCCCCTCCCGGCAGTGGCGTCCCTGAGCTACAGCCGAAGGAACCGCAACCCAGCCTGCCGGGAGAGTTTCAGTCAGGGGAAACGCTTGTAACTATGTTTAACAACCCGAACGCGAATAGCCAACCACAAACTCCCGTATCCATGAAGTACGCCACAGGAATACCGATCCAGAAGCCACAACAGATCACGCATTGGATTCCAGTATTTTGCCATGTGTCTTCTGGGTATCTGTCCGTTACCAACTTTCTGAGCCGCGCAAATAGACCGAACGGGCCATCTGTTCCTGAGAAAGAGTATGCGAGACCGAACGTGATCACGGCTGTTACAACATAATCGAACATCACCGTCTCCTCGATCCACCGGCACCATGTGCCATAAACGCCTTCTTCGATCTCCCCGGATCAAGCGCTGATCCGTTAGCCGTCGCTGTTTTCACTGTCGTCTGCGCAAACTTCGCCACGATGTTTTCTTTCCAGCCGGCCCACTTCAAGCCGTTGATCTGGTTTCCAACAATCTGTTGAGGCGGGATCAGATTCGAGTTCATAGAATGTCTAACATAGATCCAGCTCGGTTCGAAGCACGCTTCAATGGTTCTGCCGACATGCGTGGAGTCATCGACGAACATTGTCGCTGAGACGATGTTGTCCTTCGATCTCCAGACCTTCAGTTTGCCTTCGTTGAAGATGTAGCCATTCGGAAAACTCAGCAGAGTATTCTGCTGAGGCTCAGGAATCTTTCGCAGCGTCTCGATGAACGTGGGGCACAGGAAGTCGTCGTCGCCGACTTCTACTTCGATTCGCGGTCCAACAGGGAATTTCAGTTGCGACGCCATGAAAGGAGAGAACGCCTCTCTCCTTGCTGTCCATCTCGGATCCATTGGAGACTGGTCCATAGCAACAAAGAACGCTGTGTCCGTCTGATTCTTCAGAGACTTAATCAGAGTGTTCTGAGTTATCGCAAGTCTGTAGCGACTTGAGTCGTGCTCGAAGTATTCAGACCTCACTCGTATGTAGATCATACCGTTCCTTCGGCTGTGGGTAGAGTTTCAATAAATCCCCCGGCTCCGCGCCGATCCATTTTCGACACTGCCTCGTGCTTGATCCGCCACGAGGTGCATCGTGTCCCATCGACGAGTTCGATACACCTGCTGGCAATGGAGACCAGTGTAGCACCAGACTCGGTGAATAGTGCCAGATCTCTTTGCCCATGTCTACCAATGTTCTACTAATCCATGTATCGACGGCTTTGCGTTCCCATGACTTCGTGTTCTTGTCCTTCGCCTGAGTGTGGGAGCCTTTCCATGCGTCGATCGATTTGTGGTAAACGAGTTCTTCAAGGACGTGTCTCGGAAACACAAGAGCCAGTGATCCGACGAGGTTGTTCGATCGCGAAACGAACGTGCCGTTCTCTCGGATGATCTTTGCTTTGAACAGACCGTTGCCTGATGCGTACTGCGCGATGTTCGGGCAGTATAGTGAAACGCAGCCACAGTTCTCGGAAGGCCACAGATCTCGCTCCAGAAGAGGATAGATTCCGTTAGCGAACAAAGCGTCGTCTTCGCAGATGAGGAACGTGTCGGCCATGTCTGTGATTTCGAGGAGATCACGTCCGGCTTGGATCCAGTTACCGAAATTACCGAAGACACCTTCTTTTGACCACGCGAAAGTGTTGAGTTCCGTCTCAACTGTTGGTCTCTGCACACACAGATACTCCGTTCTCCGAATGCAGCAACCCGGCTCGCAGAACAGTATCGGCGCAACGCCGAGTCCGGCGAGCGAACTGACGACTTCTTTGTATGTCGGTTTTGGGCGTGGGGCGACGATGATGCCAATTGCGAGTTTCATGATGCAGACTGCTTGCAAAGATGAACAGTAAACATTGGATCTGATCTAATGCTGACGAGGTATTCGTTTAACTTTTCGTTCTTAATTTTCCGCATTTCATACCCTGCAGTGTATCCAGCCATCCAATGCGACGACGCTGTTTCATCAATCGCACTGGGTTGAATCGCCGCTGAAAATCCATTGGACCATTCTTTGCCAATTTCATACTTGGGCCTCATTCCAGTTTCTCCTTTATAAACCGACTCAATGGTCCTTCGACTTTCCTTGACCGCAACAGCATGTTGCTCGTCTCTTCGCGTTCTTTGGCTTTTGGATCGATGGTTCCGTCGGCGTACGGCGTGACTCTGCCGGCCCAATTTTTAAAGGGATGGCCGAGGTGCAATACCTCAAATGGAGGGCGAACGTGTTTTTTGTCTGGCCACTTCGAATGGAAGAACGAATCAGCACTTCCGGCCCATGTGAAATCAAGTGAATGCCAAGGTGGAGGACCGAGTACAGTGTCTGATCCGTGAAACAACTGGCAAAATCCGGCGAACTCTTCGTTTGTTCGCAGCCTCTTATACTGACGCCATTTTCTTTGTTCTGGAATTCCCGTAGAGATATCATGCTTTATTCGACGGTGTGGAACGTAAATGCAGCCTGGCACTGGAATGAAAGAATGACGATTCTCCGGTATTGCGATGTCTGCGTCGATGTTCAGTAACCAACCATCCCGTCCAAAGACATCATATGCCTCTTCAATTGCTGCGAACTTATTCAACTTCGCGCCACGTCGATAAAAGACATCAGTGATATGAACTCTCGCGCCATTCGCCTGAGCAACGTCGATTGTTTTCGTGTCTCTAGCGACAGTCACAACCATCGTCTCTTCGATGAAAAATTTGTGCGTCGGCAACGTCATCTCAAGGATGTCACCATAATCGACTGAGACGCAAACTGCCCTTACCATTTTCTCGCCCACCATGAAGCCATCTCATCATCCGTTAAATACACTTGCAACCCTGTCTTTTTCCTGAACTCTTCAACCGCATAAACCACACCCGGCAGACACGAATTGAAATCGTGACCTGCGATTATTCCCCCGTCCATCACCTTTGGGAACCAAAGACCAATATCCCTGCTCACGCTTTCGTAATCGTGCAGTGCGTCGATGTATACGATGCCAAATAAATCGTACTCCAGATGAGCAGCCGCCTCTTCGCTCGTCATTCGAAGCACTGAGTATCGACCATGAAATTCATCCATTGCCATCATGGCGATCTGCATGTCCTGATCTCTGTCTCGGCTTGAATCGTCCGAGCATGGATAGTACGTTTCATTACCTTCAGTAAATCCTTCCCATGGATCAACAAGCGTAATTGTTCCTCGGAATCTCTGCATGAACGACTTCGCAAAAACACCCTGGTGCGTTCCGATCTCAACTGCCGTCTGCAATCCAAGTGCGTTTGCGATGTCGGCCAAACATTCTCTTGTCGCAAGTCTCATCGATGAGAGTTTCCAATGTAATCAACTGTTGACTTCAGTGACTGCTCAGACACTTCTGACCGCAGTGTCACAAACTGAACGTCGCGATCCGGCTTCTTCGGTTTGTAGATTTCAGCGTGTGTTGCAGAAACCTGTTCACGACCAGATTCATCCTGCGCCAATGATCCGTGCCCGCGAAGAGGAACTCCGCATCCATGGCAATGATGCCTGACCTGTGCTGCGTAGGCTTGCATGGGTTGCTTCCACCACCCATTGACTACAGGAACGCCTGTGTCCGGATAATCCGGATCCCATTGATGCAGAATCGACTGCGCTCCAGCGATTTCGCAGAACCACGCCCTGAGTTCTCCACGGAACATGCCGACCATGGACGACCACTGCTGATTGATGTCGCACTTAGAGATTAGATCCCATCGTTCTGCTTCGTCTTCGATGACATCCTGCATAGCGACGTAAACGGGTGAATGGCGTGAATCTTCGTGCAGACCGAATGGACGAGATTCAGGCCAGTCGCGTTTAAATTCGTCGTAGGCTTCGCGGTCGAGATGGACATTCAGGTTTGATACCAGAGGATTGAATGTCTTCCGGATTATTTTTCCGTGCCCCTTGGGATGATTGCACCAAAGACCACAACGAGACTTGCGAATGCGCGTGCTCAGTATTCTGCACAACTGGTCGAACTTCGGATGCATCGCAGGGTTGCCTCCGAAGATCCCAACAACACCGAAGTAGTCTTTCAGTGTAATGACAGCCTGCTCAAACAGTTCAGGAGTAATCATCGTCAGCTTACCACCGAGATTCGACCCCTGTGTACACCCGAAGCATGCTTTGTCGCATGCACGAGTGATATGGATCTGGACAATCCCGCCCATCCATGCCGCTTTACGCTTCATGCCGGGAGAAACCATTTTGCTCAATGCTTCCTGCTCGTTCACTTCAGGCTCCTGACTGCGTCGAATTTGTGCAGTCGATTACTCCACACTGTGAAGCGATCTTCCTTGGGATGCGTTCCAGGAGGGTAAAACACAGAGGATGGATTGTCCGCAATCTTCTTGACGGCGAATCTCTTGAATGCCGATCCGACCCGCTCGTCATTCAAGACGATAGGTTCTGTGACAGTCGGTACGTGGTAATGACATTCGATCCGGATTTCTCCGTCCAATTCACAAACGTCTTCGCACGCAGCAATTGCCAGTTCGAAGTCTTCAACATGATCAATTGCGTTGACTGAGATCACTGCATCGAATGTCTCGTTCGTGTTAATGTCTTCCATGCAGGACTCAATCAATTCTGCACCATTACCATAGACTCGATATCCACATTCGTTATACCAGGAGTGCAGTGGATCTAGAGAATGCATTGATGCCCCCACGAAGAACCGACTCAGACCCAATGGACCTGATCCCACTTCAAGAACATGTTTCCCAGAGAAGTACGTTGGCTCGACGAACAGCCGTTTGCAGTATCGCCACTTGTCGCAATTGATCCACGTCTCGATAGCGTTCAGTTCTTCAGTTTCGAGGTGGGTTATTTTCTCGAAGTCCTTCGGAGCATTGATGCCGTACATCTCTCGGCACCCTCCTCGGAACCAGTGAACGTAACGTCCAATTTCATCCTTCCAGAACTTCTTCTCTTCGTCATTCTTCTCGGTCATCGCACTTCTTCCTTAAACCAGTCTTCACTCCATCCACGAGGAGCGACTTTCTTGCCGATTGGCATAAACTTGATTCCATGCGGCTGCACAATAACCCGCGACGAATCAGGAGTAATCTTACTGTTCCATTCCTCGTAGTCTTTGCAGTTCCATGAAAAATGTTCATTCGTGTGTGGGGATGGAAGGAAATACGGAGTCCATCCAAGTGCAACTGGGTCTGCTTCGGAAACTCCTGCGGCAATGAGTTTCTTTGCAAGCAGAAGATCTTCACCGAGCGACACGCTGTCATATCCTCCAGCATGCTCAAAGGCAGATCTTGTTATTCCCCATGCCCCCTGATACGCCTTGTCTGTCTTATCTTGTCTCCCCCATGTTTCAGACCTTTGCAGGTTGCTTCCGCTGCGAATTAAAACTTGACTGCATCTCGACCAGTCAGATCTTGAAAGAGCGTGTTCAGTGGCCTGCAGTGCATCCGGAAGAAACAAGTCGTCGTCGTCCCAGAACACAAACGCATCGACGTCTGGCATCATCGCCGCAATCGCATTTCGTTTTTCTCCGAGAGTAGCGTGCCTTTCGTTCCTACTGACAATCTCCCACCTGTCGCTACTGGCTGGTTCAAGTTCTCCGCAGTCGTCATACGCAATCAGCCTTGCGTTTTTGTACGTCTGCGACTCGAAGCATGAAATCAAATGACCGAGCAGTTTCGGCCTTCTGAATGTTGCAACACAGACTCCGATTTTCATTGTGTCTTCTCGTTTGTCGAGATCCCTGAATATCTTGTGTATGCAGAGCTTCGACTTATTGCGTTTCATCCACGCTCTCGGTCCTGTATCTCCTGCAACTGCCATTTCACTCGGATGCTTCCTTGTCATGTAGGAGTGATTCAGCCCGATCGCGACAGTGGATCCGTTCGTCTTAATGTCTTGTGTCGAGAAGAACTTTTCTACCTCGGTGTCCACTTCTATCGGAAGGAATGTCTCAAGAGGCCATCGCTCGTAATTATCGCATCCCTCCATCGCTCTTGTTAGAGATATTTCACCGAGTTCGCACCAACCTGCGTTGCCTCCAATTAGTTTGTCGTTGATCTGATCAACCCATCGTTCTGCAACTGGGCTTCCTTTTGCGCAGTAGCAATAACCGGCAATGACTCTTCTCGGAGGAGTTGACCACTCTGACGCGGCGATATCTGCTCCTGTGTCAAGATGCTTAGGACTACGAAGCATCACTGTGTCTGCGTCAATGTACAGACCACCGTAAAGGTGCAGACATGCAGCGCGAACACAGTCCGACTTTACTCCAAGCTCCTTAATCTTCTTCCATGATGAATGCAACACACCGTCAGGAATGTACTTACTGATGTTCTCTGACGTCACATGATGAAACAGACATCCGTCCAGACATTGATACCTGATGCTGTCAAGGCAAAGGCTGATGTACGGCCACTGCTTTGATCCCGGCGGTTTTTCCCAGTACGTGAACACGTTCAACACTATCCAAACCTCTGCCGCAAAAACAACTTCATCGTCGGGTTCCAACACTTCGAGCAGTAGTTCATGAAGTTCACGTCCAATGCCTCAAGCTGCTGCCGTGTCGCCGGTCTCAATAGACGCTTCAGAAACCTCGGATACGTGACTCCCTGCCATGTTTCGCCGTATGGTATCGCCTCTTCTGGATTATGAAACGTATTTCCATACAGAATTTCAAACAAAAGCAGTTGAGTCGGGAACTCGTACTCGGCGATCATTGCCTGTAAGTTCGTCTTCATGAAGACATGCGGCAAATGTGTTCCGTACTGCAGGTTCGGCTTGCCGTGTTTCTTCAGTGCTGCGAACGTGACTCTGATACACTGGTGCCAGACTGCTTTGACATTAACTCTGTACCATGGATCGTACCGAGGGACTCGCATGTCTTCGATGGTCGTCGGCTTCATCATGAATGTGTCGTCCATCATCCAGACAAACTCTTCATCGACGAGTTCGCTGGTAGCGCACACCATGATTTTCTTCTGCGTGTCGCGGAATGGCATGCGCGCCGGTGCGTCGCGGATCCCGAAGAACTGTTTCATCGGGATCAGTGGACCGTCGTACCACGGTGGCTTTTGACCGACGACAAGGAACGTCGGCGTTCCGGCGAAGTTTTTACGAACCGACGCCATCGACAGCCGGAGTTCTTCGCCGCTGTCGGGTGCCTGAACGTAGAAATATACGAATTGCATTTATCCTCCGTGATTTGTATCAGACGCTCTCTGATGGGCATGGGTCCGTTTCGCCTTCGCATCGAGCGCCCTCAACAATCCATGACCAGCATTGAATCATTTTCGGCTCCCCAGTGAGGGGGCAGCATTCCCAGACTTCGTGCGGGATTCGTACAATTTCGTATTCACCGGTCTGAACGTAATAAACCCTATTGGAAGTAACTGCCTCACCCGAAGACTCAGAACTACTGCATGTCTCACCTGTCCATTGAATCAATGCTTCTCCGCCGATCTTCAGCGGAATCACCCGGAGATCTCTCGCATAAACGAATGTGCCGTTTCCGGTTGGTGTCTGACGACCTGAGTCCGGTGTGTTGGCACAGCCTGTTGCCTCTGGGGACGGATCTTCGGCTTCCGCAATTGCACAGATATCGCATCCATCAACGTCAGATACACTTGAAGACACAGATTCAGAGCCTGGTGCGCATCCGGCAGGATTGTCCGTTAGCTCCATGCGATACCAGCCAAAACCAAGGCATGCTCGCGTGATCGCTGTTTTTGGAAGTACGGATGACGATCCAGCGGACAGGACTTCCCATCGCTTCGAGTCTTCGTTGTACGCGATGTAGAAGACATCGCAGGCCGATTTCCATGCTGTGTCTACGTCTTCGGATGCAGATTCTGAATCGCAGAAGGCTCCGGAGAGACCGGCAACTGGATCCCATGCGCGGAACGGAGTCGTCAGCGTTTCTGCTCCATGCGTACCACTGGCTCTGTTGAGCCGAACTTCACTCACCAGACCTGAAGGTGCGTCATCAATTGCGGTTGCTGCGAGATCGGTTACTTCCTGAATAGAGAAGTCTTCGACCGCAACAACGAGCTTCAGAAACGGCTTCCGCATGTTCGCCGATTGGTTTCCGAGCGTCTCGTTCACCAAAGACGACCCCATTCCCAGCATGATCTCTCTGCGAGGAATCTCTGACTCCTGAATCGTGCGGTTCAGGCGATCAGCGTAGATATGATCTCCAGATCTGTATTTCTTCTGATTCGTCATAAGTCTGGATTCAAAATGTCAGTGAAATCCTTGGCTTCAAACAGATCTTCGCCTGTTTCTAACTGAACTCGTTCCCAAGTGTCTGTTCCGACGGTTCTGTCAAAGAAAAGATGATTCCATCCCCTGATGTTTGCGCCGTCAACAATTCTCTTCTGCTTGAAGATCAACTTCAATGTCGTCGTATTTCTGTTGTCCACACGTATGTTTGGTCGCATTCCACCGAAGGCATCGGTTCGTCGGTTCCTGTCTTCCTGCCAATCAACGAACAAAAGTGTTTCATCATCGTAATCACTGCACTCTGCCGTCTCTGATCCTCCTGGATCATAGTCGCACGAAAGGATTGATCCCCACTCCTGAAGGTTCACAGTGCCTCTGTATGGTGCTAAATGCGTTTCAATGGCGCAAATCCGATTCACCGGAACATTGTGCCAACTGACAATAATGTCAGCCTTTGGGATGATCTTGTAAGCGTAACTGTCAGCCTTCAGTCTTCGATCTGGACCTGCAGGAAGGTCTGCCCACACGAGGTTTCCGTTCGGAAGAGTGAACATCTCGTATGCCGGATTTCGCTCGACGCTGATGCAGGTGTTTTCAAGAATATGATCGGCTGTCTCCCACAGCCCACTCAGTTGATTGAAGAACACGCAGTCACACGGATTTTCTTCGTATGTGATTGTGACTCTGCATAAGCATTCTGAGTTGTCCATTCCTTCCGGGTATTCACGCCAGTATTTCTCCATCTCATTCAGGGAAACAGGATCAGTGATTAAGTCGCTCGTTCCCGAGAAGGTTTCGTGGCTCACGTTAAAGCAGCAACTCGTAACCGCTTCAATCGAGAATGACGTTGCCACAAGGTTCAGTTGACCATAGATCTTGTCGTTGAATCCAAATGGGAACAGAGAAAACGGAAACGGAGCGGGAAGAAAAGGCATGTCCTGAATGCCGTCTTCGTGGTATTTCCCGATCTGGCGCAGCGCGAACTCTTCAGCGTATTGGCAATTAACAAGGAACCTTCGTGTCGCCGAAGCCTTTCCGGACTGGTACTGCGGAAGACCAGATGGATGATCCGCCTTAACCTCGAATGCGTAGTCACTGTAGAAACTCATTGTGCAACCGCCCTCATGTCCTTCTTCTTTATCGCTTCTGTTGTCTGGTCCTGCGACATTACGAGTTTCCAGAGTGGCGGCAGAAACTCCATCATCGCATCTCGGATAGCCGCTGCCTGACGGTCGTTCTGTTCCTGGATTGACGGTATGCTTGGAACATTGAAGAGACCTTGGAAGAACCCAAGCTGACCAGACCGTCTCTCATCTGCACCTCGATTGCCAGAAAGAAGACTGTCTCCGCTGTTTTTGAAGAAGTTCACAAGACGTTCTTCGTTTATAGCCTTCGTCAAGACTTCGATTTCTTTGCGAAGATCTTCCTGAGACTTAATCAGCTTGTCGTCCACACCAAGGACGTTCGTCTGCAGCTTTTTTACGAAATCATCGAAGTTCGTGAACGTCGATACCTTGTTCTTCTCTTCCGACTTCTTCAGTTCATCCTGTGACTTCTTCAGAAGACGACCAAGTTCCAATTGAAACAGTGCTGACTGCGTTTCGTTAGCCGCGTTCGCCGCTTGTATCCCTTTTAGCCCAGTATTCGGATCCGCTGACTTCAGTGCTTTTGTGATCAGTTCGTCAATCCCTTGGCGGATCTTGTCGTTCTTCAGAAAGATCTCTTCAATCTGCGAGGCACCTTCAAATGCGAACCCATTCAATTCCGCCTGCGCGAGCTTAATTCCGAATGCGAGTTCTTTGTTCTTGTCGATGATTACGTCGAGACCCTGAATGATGTTTTGGTTCTCGATCTCTTGGTTCTGCAATGAAAGTCTGTTTATCTTTTCTAGTTCTGTTCCAAGGTCACTAAGTTGAGTTTTTAACCCCTTTACCTTCTCTTCTGATATGCCTTTGAAGAAGAAACCATCCGTCTCTTTTTTTGCTTTGTCGAGTTCTTCAATTATCTTATTGAATGACGCTCTGGCTTCAATAATATCCTTCGAGGCAGATGGTGATCCTTTGCTGACGGAATTCTGTGATTTTATTAAGTCATCATTCGCTTTAATCAGAAGGTCTATTGCCGCAGTTACCTCCTCTTGTTCTCTCTTCACTGCTTTTGGATCAACAGGCGTTCTATTAAACAGACCAGACTGATCCGGTCTTCCGATGTTCTTGAATCTTATTTGCTCAAGTTCTATCACGGAACCTATATCTCGTGATGCTCTCTCAAAAGCCTTTGACTCATCAAGCGACTTTGTGATTGCTGAAACCGTCTTCTGATTGTCGTCTCTCTTCGAAAGAAGATCGTTCGTTCTCTTCACTACATCTTCAATGGATTTTGCATCTCTAAGATCACGCTCAAACTTTGAGCTTCCGATTTCAAGGCCAACATTGAATTCAGCGTCTGCGACGTTTCGTTTTATCTTCTCTCCAATATCCTCAAGTTTCGCTTCGACTTCCGACAAAGACTGAAGCCATTCAACCATCTTCGGAAGAATCACAATCGCAAATGCAGATCCGATACCGGCAATCAGCGGAAGCTGCTTTGCCCACCCCTTACCGATAGCGTCTTGAACTTCTTTTGTTCTCGACATATCGTTCAGGAGAAACGCCACGTTGTTCGCCGCGCCTCGGACACCACCGGCAAACCCGTTTAGACTGAAGCCAACCGAAAAGTCTTCAACCGCCTGTCCGAGCTGATATGCGTTGTTGCTCAGGTTATTGAACGAAGAACCTTTTTTGGTTGCTTCTTTCTGTATTCGCAGCATCTCTGCGCGAACTCCACCTGTGGTGAACTGCGTATCGTCTAAATTGTTGAGCGTTATTCCGAGACGTTTAAATTCATCTTCAACTGACTTCGTAACTCCATTCAGCGCAGTAAAGTCCGAAATGAATCGCTGCAGGCTTTCGTCTGTTCCGTCGAATGCCCTCGCAGATTCCTTCAGTGCAAATTCCAGCCTCTTGATATTGCCTGCAGTTTCAAGTATCTCCGCCCGCTGATCCGCCGATATCCCCTGCACCGCCTGATGTCGCAGAGACGACTCGACGTTGAATCCGACACGAAGTGTTCTGTCTTCGTCGCTGAATTGGTTGAAGATTCCACGATTGACAGACTTTGCGTCCGCAATTGAATCTGCCTTTATTCGCAACGCATCAAGTTGATCAGAGAGTCTCTGAATCTGTTGGCTGGCGTCAGTAACGTCGATCAGGTTTTCAGATCGAATACCTTGAGACAGTTTTAGCTTTGCTGCGTCGATCTGTTCGTTAAGGCGAGCGAACTCTCGCGAGATCCCTGAGTCTTCACTGGCTGATACAGAGCCCTTTACGTTCTTCACACTCAGCAATGATCTTTCAACTGCTTCCCTCTGCTCTCTAAATGACTCGCTCCTGTCGAATGTTGCAGTTTCAAGTCCTGATGTTCGTATCTTCTCTGCTGTTACTTCTCTGAGGATTGCGAGTTCATTTTCTCGAAGTTCTATGATCCGAAGAACAGCAGCGATCTGGTCGTCTTCTACTTCCGTTGTAGCGAAAGTTCTTGCTTGACCTGCCACTTCGTTCGAGAGATTCTGGAGCCTGTCTTTGATGTCTTTGTCATTTGCAATACGGACATCCACAGACAGAAACGCCTTGTCTCTGTTGAATTCAAGGACAGCAAGACGCAAGTCTCTTCGCAAACGTGCTGCCATATCATCTTCTGGGCCTCCACCTCCACCTCCACCGCCGCCTCGACCACCTCCGCCCCCACGCCCTCCTCCTCCGACAACAGGATTAGGAATGTTCAAAGGAGGGATGTTTGCGTTGATAAACCGCTCTCTGACTCTGTTTATCACGCTCTCGGTGATCGCGTCGAAGTCCTGATCGAACCGTGGCTTGATGTTGACGAAGATGTCAAGCAGTGAGTCATCATCCGCCATTAAAGTTCGCTCCTAGGGCCAGGTACGCTTCGACAAGTGTCAGGCTCATTGCGTCGGCGAGGCTCATTCCGCTGCCTCTGGTGATCGCCACAGCCATCATCTTATAGCGGTTTCCGGTCGGCGCATCCACTGGAACCTTCGGCTCTACAGTGATTTTCATGCTGGCTGGGTGCCCGGCGGGCTCTGGTCTCCGCTCGGGCCATCGGAGTTTTTTAAGTTGTTCCTCTCATCCGTCGCAAGGAACGCAACTTTTAACTCAGCTTTCTCTTCGGGAGTAGCACGGTCCCAGATGTCTTTGACTCTGGCGAATCCCTTCTTCCAGTCTTCTTCTTTGCCTTTAACGGCAGGAATCGGCAGGCACTTCCAAAGAGAGTACAACCAGCCTTCGTCAGACTTATCAAAGAACATCTCTTCTTCATACGATACTGACGAGGAGTTCGTGTACACGGTCTTCATCGCAATCTCGACGAAGATCCTATAATTTTCTTCCGGCATTTTGTCCGGAAGTCCCTGAAGCAGAGACCATGGTGTTGCCCTTCGAGACTTTATGAAGTCCACCTTATCGACAAAATCGATCAGGTATCTTGGCCTCACCACCACGTCTGTTCCGCCGATAGACACGGTGATCATTGTGTGTTCCGATTACCCAGCCTGTTCAGTCTGGCATGTACTTTGAATCGATGGATGAACAACCCATCGCTGAACGTCGAATCCGTAGTTCAAAATAATCGGCTGGTTTCCTGCGATGTCGTAAATAACTGGAACTGATGTGATTCGAACGACTGCCTCGAAATAGAGGTTTTCGTCAGGATTAGCAACAACTGCGCCGTCATCCCAGATCTCGGTACAGTCCTGAGCCCAGCGAATCCGATGCAGACTGTTAATACACAGCATTCCAGGACCAACGCCACTGTGGCATGCATACGCAAGATTTCCTGCGCGAGCGACTGTTCCGCAGGCGGACAGTTCTGCTCCGCCGCTCGACGAAGTCACGAGTTTCGGCGTGGTCGATGTTTCGGTGACGCCGACTAATGTGACGTGTGGCAACAGATCCCACGTTTCAGCCGCTGATCCTGCGTTCGTGTCGAGCAGCACGCATGCCTCAGATGCACAGCACAAAATGTCGCCAGGCGTAAAAGCCATCTCAATTCTCCATTAAACCGAAGCAGAAACAGATTCCGCGACTTGGTGATACGAACCCCTGAACAACAGACTGCAAACCACTTCACTTCCGGCAACTCGAATTGACGATGCTGGACTTCCTGTCACACAGAAACATCCACATGCACCGAGATCTGTGCAGCCACCGTTATACAACCAGTTCTCAATAAGATCTCTGAACTGTCTCGCCATGTTCTTCTTCGACGAATCGAAGTAAGCCTTGATGTCGATCGTCCAGACTTTCTGTGTAGCAGAACTAGTTCTGAGTCCTGCCGTTGTGCTCGCCTTCAGCACCAAATACGGAACGCAGTCTTTGCATTCCCTCTGATCAATGAAATGATTTTCCGACTTGATGGGTGTGCAGTCCAGCGATCGCAGAGCATCAAGTATCGCTCTTTCGACGCAACAGGACATCGCATTCCCTCACTGCAGTGATGTTTTCGATCTTAACGCCGTAACTCTCAACAGCAAGTGCTTCTGCGACTTCCGGCGAATATGTTTCCACTTTGATCGGCGTGCCACAGCCATAGACGATGTATTTCATTCTTTGCCTTCGTTTGTTTCAATCCGCGACAGTCATTCTGTCGATTCAAACGCAGCCTTTGCGACGTTCGCGATTGTCTGCCTGCCTCGCATGAATAACGGAAGTACCCAAGGCCGTCCAGACTGGTTATGCATCAACAGGTAATTCATCCTTCGATTCACAACATGACTCGGAGAGAATCCTACAAAACCGTTGATCGTTCCAGAATCTGATTTAGCCCCACCATCTACGTAATTCGCAAGAAAGTCGCCAATCCTCCTCTGATCCCTCGCAAAACCCTGCCTTGTAGTGTTGTTCGGATTTTCCCACCCATTTACTGGCCCAAACCCTCCAGGCTTATGCCCTGCGTATGCATGAGGAATTTCACCATATCCAGAATGCGGCGGCGCAATTGTCTCTTGAAGTCCAAGTTGATACTCTTGTGCCAACTCTTTCGCTGCAGCGCGAATACAGGCTTCCAGTTTCCTGTTCAGCTTCTCCTTAATCGCTTCCGTATGATCAGCGAACGTGACAGAGAACATTGTCCGCCTCCAGTCCGACAATGTACGGCACAAAGACCCCGTTGTCAGTGACTCGTGTGATTCGGTAAGATCCGTACTTGTCCTTCAGTCGATGGCTTGCCGATGGACGAACTGACAGAGGCCATCGCACTAAGGATCCAGAAAAATTGTAGACGAGATCCTTTGAGTCGTTTCGCGTCTGGAGAGAACCTGTTTCGGCGAGTATCTTTCCTTTGACTCTGCCGACTCGTCTCGGTCGAGCCACGTTATCGCATTCTCCGCAGTCCGTGCAATCGAGGTCGAATACATCGATATCTTCCGTGAGATTGAAACATGCTGCCACAGACCGCACATGCATGACCTTGAGGCAGAACAGATTCAGTTCCGTCACCGAGTAAATCACCCACTCGACGCCATCTGAATCTGTGATCGTTCCGCCAATTCCGACCTCGACCGAATTCTCCAGCATCGACAACCGGAAGATCTTGTCTGCTGCATGAACGCCGGCCTGCGGGTTCACCGAGGACATCTTGATGCCGCTGGACCGCGCATGATAGAACTCTGTCTGCTCTCCGCAGTAATCCAGCGTGACCGTCTCGTAGTCGCAGAATGCCGTGAGCCAGTCTTCGCAGGCGCAGAGAATGTCCGCACAGCACGATTCAGACGAAGATACCGAGGAAGAGTGGCTCATCTTCTGTACCTCCGCTGGTTACGGACTGGCGTTACAGTTGCACATGTGTCACCGACGCACGTGTGCGGTTTGACGCACGGCACATGTACGAACTCGTACAGTTCACTGGATGATCCGCAGTTCTTTTTCTCGTATAGTCGCTGGTACACTTTCAGGACTTCAATCTTCGCTTTCAGCCCCGGAGTACCGTCTCTTGTCGTGTCGCCTTCTTTCCATATGTGCGCATCGCAGGACTCAGTCGCGATCTGTTCCGACAGATCGCAGATCTTCTGTTCCAGCTCTTCGCATGAAAGACAGTCCGCCACAACTAAATCTCCACGAGGTGTCTCTGCTTACCCGTTACCGGAGACTCCATCATGAATGGAGCGAAGTCCTTGTACAACTCTGACTCGTCGATCGCCTTGCACAGCGGCCACACCGCTTCGACGTCGTTGAGGCATTTCGCAGACTTGTACTCGAACGAATCTGCGTACAATTCCTTCGCATCTTTCTCAGTGATCATCTCATTCGACTTGATGATCTTCGTCATTCCGCCAGGCATTCTGAGTGCCCAGATTTTCGATTGACCCGCCACACTTCACTCCTTCGTAAAACGACAAGAGCGGCGACAATCACTCGTCGTCGCTCTTGTCTTCTCGGTTGTTGTTTTGCCAATTACGCTGATTCAGATTCCGAACCGGTCATCCACACAGCCTTCTGTGGATCCTTGACCCACGCATAACCCTTGCTGTACGAATCGTACCGGGCCACGATGCGTTTCTTCTGGTCGTCGGAGCACAGCGTCAGCCGCTTGACTTCAGGCCGAACCTGATATGTCCAGGCAAGGAACTCGTTCAGTTTCCCGAAGAAGATCCACTCGTTCGCCTGCGCTGCCGTCAGGTTGTATCGCAGCATGATCCTCTGAACCAGACGGATGTACGCCTTCGGCTGGAACGTCATACCGTTTGCCATCGCCGGAGGCATGAAGTAGTGAATCGTGTCTCCGGATCCAGGACATGTTGCGTCCTTCTCAACGCTGGTTGCATTGAGGATCGGGTTGATTCGGTCGCGTGTTCGCTGACTGGTGAACACGTCAAGACCATCTGTGCTCATTGACATCGGTCGAGCATGAACCATGTCGGTCATGTCGTAAAACAAATTCTTGATGACCTGCAGGTCTTCACCGCAGAACAGCGATTCTGCCGTAGCATTCACCCATGGACCACTGGACCCGTCTCCGAAGACAGTCCCGTATCCTGAGTCGTAGAAGATAGCGTATTCCGTGTCAGACCGGTTCCATGTCGTGTTGTAACCGATCATCGCGTCGATCAGTCGCTCTTCACGTTCCAGGTCGTGTGCGTCGCGAATCTTTGGAACCTGTTGCATGAAGTATCCGTTGGGATCCTTGCACAGTGCCTCACGAGTTACCGCAAGGCCGAGACCCCCGGCCTTGCCGTTCGGATGCTGCAACCAGTCCGTTGCCATGCCGTAATCCGGCGCAGCTTCCAGTTCGCAGACTTCGTGCCACTTCATATCGCTGAATGCGCCGAAGTCCTTGAACGACTCTTCGCACTCGCCGCGTGACTCTGTGCCGACCAGATTACTGATCATGTACTCTTCGCGTGGATTCTCACGCAGCGAGTTCCGGATGACGATCTGAGCCATCTTATTGAACGTACCGCTGGTGATTATCGCCTCAAGCACTGAGTCTTCGATACCTCGATTTCCCATGCTGGACTTCTGTCGCCAGTTCGCTCCAAGATCCTGCTCCAGGCAGACTTCAAGGTCGATGTCGAATGGCTTAAGAGCGCCAGCCTCCATTGCAACGTTGATTCCCTCAAGGACAGAATTCTCCTCTTTCTTGTGCTCACGCAAGTCACGCAGGAGGGTCAAAGTATGTTGGCGATTCGCCATGATTCACATCCTCAAAAAGTCTACACATAAACCAGCTACAAAACTCGTGCGTTATGTAGAGAACTCGACTTCTGCGTACGCGACAGCGTCTGGACCGGAACTCTTCACCGCACGGAACACAATGTCACCGGCAGTCGTTGACTTCTGAATCGTGTTGTTGCTCAGAAGATTGCTTCCAGCGACTTTACCGAAAGTAAATCCCTGTCCGATGATCCATGTCGTCGGTGCATCTGCTCCGTCAGTATCGACGATACGGTATGCTCGTCGGAACCGGTTTCCTGTGCGACGCCATGCAACCGGAATACAATCCGGACGATCGTTGCAAACGCCATCAGATGAGTCAATTTCCTGCAGACTGACCCCGATAAACTTGGCTGCAGCCGCAACCTGAGTTGTCGTCAGGTTCGTGTCCCAAGCCTGATCCGTCTGAATCAGAGCGGCAGTCAAAACTCCAGTGGTCGTGTCTGATCCCAGGAAGTCACCTGGGCAGATATCCACGAGCGTGTCTGGCAGGCTCAATGTGCGGATTTCAGCATCGCCAGGAACATGACCATACTGATGCATAACGTCGAGACACTGTGGCATTTCACTCACTCCAAACTCAGGGGATCACAAAACAAAGCAGGGATAAACCCTGCCCAACCGGAATCTCCGGGGAGTCGTTTACTTCTTCAGGCCAAGTGACTCGAAGATGTCGTAAGGCTTCGAACCAGCAGCAGCCTTGCGTCCTGGTCGATACGCAGGTTTTTCTTCGACCTCTTCCTTGACCGGCTTTTCTTCCTCATCGTCTTCATCCGGAACTTCGACGAGCATCGGCGACAACTTCGACAGGACGCCAGTGAACTTCTTGCGGGTCTCTGCCTTCATCTCGCAGGCGCACTCGACGATTTCAGTCAGAAGTTCGGCTTCCAGTTCAACACCTTCGAACGCCGTGCCGATTTCCTTTGTGACGTCGGTCTTCAGCTTCTCAGCGGCCTTCTCGGACTCCAAGGCATCGAGACGCTTCTTCAGGTCGGATGCTTCCTTCTTTGCAGCGTCGAGTTCCGCCTGCTCCGTCGCAGACTTGTTTGTCTCGGCTAGAATCTCAGTGACGAGTTCAGGGTGTTTTTCGCGAAGGGTCTTGAGATCCATGATTTCTTCTTCCTCGTGTTCAAAAATTCCGTCCGTCGTTCCCGGTCGTGTCACAACGTCCAGTGAACGCAACATTTCAATGGACTCAACAACCTGATCTCCGGCCTTGTTCCGGCGTCCGTTGTCCGCGTACTTCACTGCCGAGTTGATCGACATGCCGAAGGACTTCGGCGCAAACAGAACATCCCAGATAAACTGTTCTGCGACCTGGTTCTTCGGATTGAAGTGGATGTCGCCAAAATGACCGTGCCCCGGCTTGTATTCAATGGCAGTCCCAACAACTCCAAACTTATCACGGTACGAACGGGGTGTTGTCGCTGTCGGTGGATGGTCGATATAAATCGACGCGCCAGACAACAATTTCTTCGCAGACTCACGAACCCCAGGCGTTTCGTAGTCTCTGCGGTTCTTCGACCGAACGCCGAGGAGCTTAACGCCACGGATGATCCCCTTTTCGCGATCGATGCGATCTTCGGCGATTGCCTCAAATGCGTCTTCCTGCGTTTCAAGGACATCGGTCATTTCGATTTTCCACCGGTTTTCGGTTTCTTCGGTTTACTGCAAGCGCACATTGCTATTTCCTCGTTTCTTCGTTTGTAAGAACTTCCTGAACTACTGCAACTCATTTTTGGACTTTTTTCTCTGGATTTCCCTTCGAGACGCCTTTTTCCTTCATCGGATCCGTTTTCTTCTTCGTTGTCGGTCCCGGAAGTGCCGCTGTCGTCGCCAAACTGCTTCCTTTTGGCAGTTCCAGTTCGTTCTTGAGTTCTGATTGACGCTGGGCCTGTTCTGACTCTCTGTCGAGCTTCTCTGAAGCGAGCCAGGTCTTGCCGGACAGCTCGCCGCGATCCCAAAGTTCCTGCTTGAAGCTAAATTCTTCCGCTCGGTTCCTTGTCTGAACTTCTGGTGGTTGAATATGCAGGAAGATATCGTCGATATCGTTCTCGGTGATGCCTTCAACTCCCTTCGATGCCGCATATCGCAACGCCTGCATCAGAATTTCTTCGTCTTCGTTGACCATCTTGTGTTGCTCGTACTTCATAGCCTTGAAAAACGGGCCTTCCGAGACCAACGTCGAAGCAAAATTTCCTTCTGAGACGTTTGCGGTCAACATAAACTCCGGGAGTTTCATTCCAGCGGCGCAGGCGCGCAGGAGCGCGACGAGAACTTCGATCTGATTGCTGTTGCCAGCGCCGGTTTCAGGGAATTCGTACTTCACCGTGCCAGGTACCGTTACAACTGACGCAGACGGGAAGTCGAATGTTTCATTCTGTCCGGTAGATCCTCCACCGGTTTGCTGTGATGCGAGCCAGCTTCTAACCTGATCTGCTCCTTGACTTGCGTTTATCGTTCGAATCGCGCCGAACGCAGCTTGAAACGCCGAAACGCGCATCAAATTTGCCAGCAGTTTTTTAGCAAATATCATTTCTTCGCGTACAGGCCAGAACAGCGTCAGGCCGCGTGGATCGTTTCCGAGTACATTTCGTTTGCGGTGGAGAACTGCCGTGTTCGCCTTCAGCAAAGAACGATCTGGAACGGCTCCGAGGACGGAGATGAACTTCAGGTCAGGATACCAATCGTTTTCGATGAAGTAACTGACTGGTTTATACCTGATGTCGTTCGTTCGACGGACTCCCAGCAGATCAATGAACTTCTTCGGATTCAAGTTATCTCCTGGATCTGAATCCTGGTAATCGCTGTCAGGATCATCCTCCAGGTCTGTCGGTTCTGCGAAATATACTCGTAGAATACCGTCGTCATCGTAGTAAAGAAGGTCGAACACTTCTCCGTGACGATCGCACCTGTGGGAGACTTCGGATTGGCGTAGCGCCCAAGAATTCTCTTTCAGCCATTTTTCAAGGAATCGCTCGACTTTTTTTACCGCAGTCGCGTTGGGAGCATTTTCATCTTTAGGCTTAACCGTAATCGAATGACCAGTGTCAGCGATGTAATACGACCTGTTATCCTTAGCGTTTGATCCCCAACACACCCTGCTCAGGCTGTCGCCGAGCATCATTACCTGATTGACGCCGACCGTTCCTTCTGTGGTTGAGTACGGCTCGTCTCCTCCATCTGGAAACGTATCGTCGTTGTCCTGCGTTCCTCCGCAGCTAGCGCCAAGCTCCTCCATTATCGTCCGAGCAACTTTCATCGCCTGAATGTCGTAGCGCTCGGCTTCAACGGCGAAGATGTGGTTTTCGTCGTGGCCGTTTAGACGGTTTGTCTGCATTTTGCGGTTCTCCTGAAACAAGGTTACGGTGTTTCGGCGGAATTCGCAAGATACCAATTAAAACAGCACTGGATTGGGGTCCAGTGCTGCAAACTTTTTCAATTCGAGGTCAGAGTCTTCTCGGTGTACTACGGAGTTGGCTCTGGGTCAGGTTCATCCCGAATAGCAACAATAACATGTGCCAGATCCGTCGCAGGTAAGGGTGTTTCGAGATCACCCACTGTGAATGTGTACGAAACAGATGTCGCTTCGAGTCCTTCGCTGTCGGTCGTTACGACCTGAAAAGTGAATGTCTGCGCGGGTTTCACCACGATCATCACTTCTTCAACGTCTGGCCCGAATTCCGATGTCGTCTCTGTTCCGTCGATCGTCAAAATCATCTTCTGTGACTTCAAGTCCTGTGAAGGACTCTTTCGCCAGGTAAGTTTCACGTCAGCAACACGCATAATTACACTCCATTAAAAACAAACGCCTTTAACTGCGAAACAGATCGCAGTTTTCATTTCTCGACAATATCACGCCATCTGCCTCTTCCAAGAAAAGGGAGATTTATCGTGTCATGATCACTCAGCCCGCGATTCATACGGGAATGCAGAGTGCCTGGATGCACTGAAAGGATTTCTGCCCAAGCAACTACACACATTGTTTTTCCATTTGCAGTGATAAGCCTGTTTGTTCTTTTGTTCCGCTCTTGATCAGACTTCGTTACCCACCTGCAGTTTTCTTTTTCGTAATTTCCATCATTGTTTATCCTATCGAGGAACATTCCTTCCCCCGGCTCTCCCATGTCCGAAAGGAAATCCCCGAACGAATTCCTCCATCTTTCACAAACCTTGATTCCTCGCCCTCCGTAGTTTCGATACTCTGAGCTTGATTCAGTATGGCAGCGTTCATTCATTGCTACCCATCGCCAATAAAGAGGAGTATCGCTTCTTCCGTGTGTAATCCTAGCGCATCCGCAACTCTTCGTTTCTCCACGAGCAACATGACTGCATCGGTATACTCCACTCCGACCGCACTCACATTTGAAGACCGCTACCGGCATTCCTCTTTTGTTGCTTCGAAATTTATTTCCAACCTGCGTCAGCCTGTTGTTCGAAATCCGACTGTCAGAATCCCTAGTTTTCATGCCGTTTCCTTCACACGAACTCTGTCCACCAACTACAACGTCCTCTGATAAAGCCGAGCGGTATACCAGCATTCGGCAGCACAGTTATTATGCCCTGATCACACAGGAAGCTGACAGTCTGAATCAGCATGAATTTGCGGAATTCAGGATCTTTCGACTGACACTGTTTACACTTCTTTGGCATCAGTACAAATCCTCGAAAACGTAGTCTTTTCCGGAGCAGTCCGGACAAAGTGTGAATTCGTCTTTACTTGTAAAGCCGTGAAAGTATTGCACCGTCCATCCATCAAGATGAAGTTCAATTCTGCTCGCGTCTCTTCGAGCGAAGCAGTTGTTGCACTTTGCGAGGAGAACTTCGTGTGGGTTGTCGGTGCGACGTAGGATGAGGTCTTTGTGGAGGATGGTCATATCAATCCTTTGACTCAAGCGTTATGACCGAGAACAAGGTACGCCCACCTTTGTACTCATAGACGTACGCAAATTGGTGTCCGTTTTCACACTGCACGTTTGTTACAACATCCTTGCCATCGTTTTTGGATACAGTCCCGATTAGTTCAACATGTTCGTTTCCGCACAGAGGACACTTTGGGTCTATCATGAATGTGTCATGCGAAATCTGCGATACTCGACGAACCGCATCGTCTGGATTGTGGTTCTTGTAATGGTGTGTCATTTATTCGGCTTCCTCAGTTCTTCGTAGTATCGATCCAGATGGCCTGGAAGCTGTTGTGCCATGTCGAGGCTGTCAGGCCCATCATCATGCTTTCCAGGTCCAGGTATCCCGTCGAATGACCGTAACTGCGACAGAAGCAGCGTTGTGCCTGGATTCTCCAGAAATCTAAATTCTCTTCGTGTGATCTGGCCGTCGAGTCTGCGGATGCGAAGTTCCTTTTTGAGCATGTCCTGAACCGGAATTATGATGTTGCCGGATCGCAGGTACTTGCTTAGGGCGTAATCCTTGTTCTTGTCGGCGTACGCCATGATCAGATTGAGGAACAACTCCTGAAACTGCAGTGACTCACATCCAATCAAGTCGCCGGATCTGATTCTGTGGTGGTCCTGCTCGCAGAACAGGAACAAGTCTTCCACGATCTCGCTCGGTGATCGACGTTTCATGTCACAATCGACGTACTTCAATTCTGACGTTTGTGCGATACATGTTATCGCTGAGTAGTCACCCTTCTTCTGTGACTTGCCTTTGCTCGCATCGATCGCAAACATCCGCACGATGTCGTTCGCATGCTTCGGTATCGGGAACTTCTCGTACGGAATGAAGACTCCGATGAACAAATCCCTCGGCCACTCCACATCCGTCTTACTCGATGCCAGCCAATTACCAAGAAGATACCGCTCCATTTCACTCTGGTCCATCGCCTCCAGGTTCTTCTCGTAGTCCGGGTCTTTCTCTTGTAAGAACTCGTTGTCTTTCAGTGTCGATGGAATGAACGTAACTGACGTTGTGGCTGTCGTTCCGTTCGGCTTGAACTGTGGCTCGTCGAACCACGTAAAGTCGTCGCCTTTCATCATGCAGTGCTTGACGACGCCTGCCATCTCTGGTTTCGGGAACCCTGTCTCCGGGTTGATCCATTGAAAAATCAATCTGTACACCCACGAATCGTTGTCAGGATTGCAACTCATTTTGAGTCGTGTTTTGATTCCGGACTTTGACCTACACCGGGACCATATGTACTTCACGTATTTGAGGGGGAACTGCGTTGCTTCGTCGAACGCTACCCAATCGAACTGAGCGCCTTGATACGACTTCAGTGTCTTTTCGTCCTGAATCGTGTTCAGGCTGATCTTCGATCCTGATGGGAACCTGAACTCTGCTGATGTATGGTTGTAGATCCCGTTGAACGGCTCGTACAGTTCTTTGCAGTGGTCGAGCAGTCCGCCGGGGTTCGATATTTCAGGGAACAGGCGGCGGAAGATTGCGCCTCGGAATGCTTTTTGGGCGTGTGGGCCTTGGACGTGACGCAGCGGATCAATGGTAAGGGCGTGAGTTTTCCCGCCGCCTGCAGCGCCTCCGTAGACTGTCCAGTCGGCGGTTGAGGAGACGAACATGTACTGTGGATTTGAGAGTTTCATTTCGATTCAATGTTAGTCTTCTTCGTCACCCAAAGACACCTGCAAAATCCTGGCACCTGATCTCGTACACAGCCCCATGCAGACTGTTTGTCCACCACGCCAGGATAAATAGAATTCTTCTCTCTGACTGTCTAAGCTCGTTACACCTGTTAATACCAGTGCATCGAACCGTTTTGCTAGTGCGTCTACAATCTGGTCTGTTGTGTAGAGGCTCAAATCTGTGTCTTCTGGAACGTCGCTCACTTCGCTGCCTCCCTTCGTTTCAAAAACTCTTCCTGATACTTTGACTTGTACCACTTCGCCAACAGATCCTCCCGACTCGGTCCAAGCCCATACCTCGCGCGGCATGCACGTCCGCATCCGCCGCTCCTGGAAATCAGTCCGCCTTCGGCGTTGTACTCGAATTTACTGCCGCCTTCGTGCAGGTCCGTGTACGTCCCGTTGGACTCAAACTGACGGGCGACGACTTTTGGCTTTGTGATGTCCGGGTAGGGGACGACGTAGGGGTATGTTTTACGGACTTGACTCGATGACGGAGATTTTTCTTGCGGTGGTGTCGTCTGCTTCTGGGATGGCGGTGAAGCCTGGAGGGCCGAGCACAGAAACAACAGAATCAGGAGATGGCGCATAAGGTTCGCTTTCTCTGTTAATGAATGTGGCTTGGGATGTCCTATTCATGGTATTCTCCAGATTAGCCAAATCCTCAATGCATTTCTGAAGGTTGAATTTGCCTTGACGAACTTCAGAACGAAGAGAAAGGGTTATACTGGTTACTTCTGTCTCCGGAAGAAATTCACCGGAATCAATTTTCTTTATGTGAGTCAGTGCAATAAACGACTGACCGTTTATGTCAACACTGAGAACGTAACTCAGCACGTGCTCAGGTATGGATATGTGGTGCTCATCTCGCAGGTCACTCAGGATTTTCAGTAAAAAACCGATCATTGCCTGTATTGACTCCCGTCTGATACGCTCTCGATGATCAAATTCTTCCTGTCGCAGTGCTCAGCGAGCATCGCTATCTTCGATCGGTCGTTGCTCCAGAATTCTGATGGGTGTCCGCCTACCCATCCGGTGATCGGGAGCCAGAACTTCCAGCAGTACACGACGGTGCCGCGCGGATAGGAGTTCTTTGTGGTCATTGCACTGACTCCTTGAGTCGATTCTTGAATGCTGCCCACGTTTCGTATTCGATAATTCCGAATCCAGTCGCATCATGCCCCAGTTCTTCGATTCCGGCTTCAACACAAGCAGCGTTCGTGACCCTTGTTGCAATTGCATCGTCGCTCATGAGACTGCAGACTTCCATGAACGACAGTTTGATACCTGTCTGGCCTTTGAGTGCTTCGAATAACATTTTCTCGATGCTCATTGGGACTTTGCTCCGCAAAATGGACAGTACGCGCAGTAGATCAGTGGTTTTCGTTTTCCTCGCCTCGGTTTGTCAGACCAAACGACAGAAACGAACGGACCTCCCATGACTGCAATCTTTTTGGCAAAATCAAACTCCAGCGCGGATTCCAGCTTGAGACCGTCTTCTGCGAGCCTCTTGTTGATCTCATTGACGCATTTGCATTTAGAGACACTTTTTGTCTTTGGCGCAGAAGCCATGCTACTTTGACTCCATTGCATCTGTGATCTTGTCCTGTTCAATTTCTTCGTAGGATCTTGTTCGCCACTGCGAAGCATCTGGTAACTGAGTAGGGATCATCACGCTCGTCACCGATGCCTTCGGTCCCGATGTCGGTCTGCCTTTCGCTGCTGATGCCTGTGATGCAAGCAGCACGAACGCTGCCTGACGGGCTTGCGTCTCGCTCTCGGCGTTTGTGACGTCAATATCGACGGTGACTCGGAATCGGTAGGGGGTTGTCATTGTTGGGCCTTCGGTTGAGGGACTGTGTTCCCGTTGCCATCGACACTTATGGACGTGTGACGGGGTGGGGTTCTCTGGATCCGGGCGTCGTCCGGGATCTTTACGACCTCGTTGGAGACGAGTGTTCCGCATTGGTTGCACCAGTGCGTGTCGCGGGCGATGTGGGTTGTAGGGTTGTTACAGTGCGGGCAGTTCATTTGTCGAAGAGATTCTCTTTTAGAGGCGCGGGAATCGGACGGTTTGTGATTTTGTCTGGCATAGTCATTGCCTGGGAGTAGACATAACGAACTTCAGTTCTTTGATCGCGGTCTCTTGCGTTACAAGGCGGATGCGACACACAGACTCCGCCAGCAATCTGCCAGCCTTCACGAAGATGCTCTGTTACCTGCTTGTCGAAGAATGGACCGTCGCCTGACATGATTACTTTGTAGTGCATTGTGGGTCAATCAGTTTCAATTCGAATCTCTGCACTATCGGATTGGACGGATCCACTCCGTCTTCCGTGCAAGGAAGAGAAATCACCGTTAATGTCGGTGGATCGTCCCTGTTGAAGTCCAAACGAAGGACCAGTGACACTGTGTGTTCCGGTAATGGACCGAACAGTTTTTTTAACGCGTCGAATACTGCCCAGGAGGATGCGGTTGGTTTCATGGTGCTGAATTGTAGAGGAATTGTTGTTTAATTGGAAGTTCGTTTTGTTTTATTTTTTGAAATTTGCGGGGGACGGACCAAAAGCGTCCACTTCGTATACGTCGATTTCGTCGATAGATCGCCGATAAAGCCCCAGCGGACCGCCGTTACCGACGATCCGCCAGGTACCTTGCGTCCTTCACTTCAGAATCTGCACAAACCCGCTACCATCATTCATCACGGCGTTACGCTGCTCAGTCGTTCCACTCTTCAACCGCAGGGCGCAGATCCTACCATACCCTGCCCTGGTGGCCGTCGGGTCTAGGTATCTCAGGTCCGATAGGTCACCGTCAAATGTCTCCCACATGTGCGACGATCCCGGCAATCGGTATCGACCAGGTATCCGCTGCCGCAGGGCTCCATTGCCTGCGAATCCGTCGCCAATCTCGGCGAAACACACGGCCACGTTATCGCCTTTCTCCAAGAGCTCAATGCAGGCTGGTCCATTGTTGCCACTCCACGACCAGCATATACGATAATTGGCTGGCAGCGCGCCCTGTCTCGATGTCACCTTTGAATAATCGTAGAAGCCTACGTCAGGGTGTGACTGAGGCACGTTGTACCTCTCCCAAGGTATGTCGGAGAAAGCATTCAGCCTTACAAGTAGCTTCCTTCCTGCTGCTTCCTCGCGAATCCAGGCAAGGCGTATTTCGCGGTTAAGCTGTTCAAGGAATCCCTCGCGGTCACTCTGCCAGAACAGCGTTTTATTGATACGCCCTGCCATCACAGCCGGCCATACCATCGCCATACCGGAATAGCCCCCGACACACGCGCGCTCACATGACGGCACCGAATGCGGACAATTCGATTTTCCAGTGCCCGCATAGTCCGCCGGCGACAACGATACGCTGTAAACAGCGTATTCGGTCTGTTTGTCTTCGGATTTTCGAAGTTTGGTCTGATACGATGCCGGAGTGAGTAGCCTCATGCGTGTCTCTCCTCGACAAAGTACGCGGTTTCCTGTTTTCCGTTGAGTACAGTGTCAACGGTTCTTCCCTCAAGTGATCCCGACGGAGTCATCCAGTCCGAGGTATACGGATACTTACTGTTGATGATCCGAGGGTGAACATTCATTTTCCCGACGGTCGCGAAGAACCGCTCTTTGGTCGTCTGAATCATGGCGAAACCTCGCAATCCAGTATCGAGGCCGCAGTGTCGATGATGACCTGGCGAACGATGTCGGCCTGGTCGTCGATTTCCTGCTCAGAGCGTTCTCGTTCGTCGGAGTCGCGTTCGCGCTGTAGTTCCGATAGTTCGTTGAAGAGTTTTCGAAATTCGTCGCGAAGTTGTTTTACGTCCATTTACTTCCACTCCTATGCTCCTGAATACTCAAAGCCTTTTCCCCCGCTACAATGATATGGTCAATAAGCGGCATCCCGATGATCTCAGCGACTGATTCTAGTCGCTCTGTTACGCTGATATCCTGATCAGACGGTGCAGGATCTCCGCTTGGATGATTGTGAACGACCAGAATACAATTCGCCGCATCGGCAATTGCCGGACGAAATACTTCGCGTGGATGAACCAGAGAATTCCGAAGCTTGCCGACGGTTATCTGGTGCCGATTTATCGGCTGGTTCTTTGTGTCCAGCGTAACAAGCCAAAACTCTTCCTGGACGCCATTGCATGCGAGCGCACGGAACTCAGAGAGACAGTACGCCATCGCCGCTGCTGGAGATCCTATCTTCGTTCGATACGGCGATTGTGGTTCTGCGATTTCCTTGGCAAGCGCGATTGCCGACGATATTCTCCGCGCGTCGCCTATCGGGATTCCACGCGCGAGCATTTCATCGATTGTCAGACGGGCGATATCGCAGATTGAATCAGGCAGGCGTTTGCGGTTCTTAGCCGATACGATGTGCTGCAGTGCTTTCGAAGTTCTCATTTTGTGCCTTGCTAAATTGTGAAAATGGAACGGCGAGCACAATGTGCTCGCCGTTGGGAATGTGAACACTACGTTACGACGATAGTCATTGTGTCTGTGATCTTGGCGAGCGACTCAGGTAATTTGCCTTCCTTGATGTACTTCGAAAACGTCGCAGGCGCTAACCAGTTTTCCGTGCGCGTCTGATGTGCCAAGCCGAGTTCAATACACTTGTCAGTCGCCGCTACGTTGTCAGGACACCCGATTGAACGCACAACAACTGGCTTGAGTAATCGGATTTGCGCGCCGATCTTAACGGCCCGTCCTTCCCCGATGTCATCAAGAACCGTTGAATGCAGCGCGTTCATGCGTGCCTCAAGTTCCTTGATTTCCTTCTGTCGCGTGACGATGAGATCATTTGCAAGCACATACTCGGTGATTGCCTTGTTTGACCGAATGTTTGATGAGACTTGAACCATTTTTGATACTCCGTGAAAATTGTGAACATTGAAACGATGTAAAAATTGTGAAACTAATTAACACCGCCATATTGGAGATTGCAGAATTCCACCAGTCGTATTTCCTTTTATGTCTTCCGTTCTGTTAATTTCACTTTCAGGAAAAACTAAAAGTGTGTTGCTCCCCTCTCTTCCAAAAACAGTGTATTGGTATTCAGATTTGTACGCCCATTTTGGTGACACTGCGATAATTCCGATTATCATCACAAGTTTTCGACCGTCATTTGTTGGTGCTGCGCCTTTATCCCTGAATATAACTTGCCCTGTCGTCTGCATTATTAACCCCTGAAACGATGATAAAATGGAATCGGCGCGGACGTCGTGCCGATGTCGAGCACTACTCTTCTGAATCGTCGTAAAGGCCGGCGATGAGAATCTCTTCCGCCCCGTAAACTGCGAGCGCTCCGCACGACTCGCATTCATACTTGCGTGCGTCAGGTTCGACGCCATAGGCTTCATCGCCACATTTGGTACAGAATCCGATTGAGTCGTCAGACTCGCAAGCTTCCATTACTTCGTCGAGTGTTGGTCGTGTCATTGTGAACTCCGTAAAATTGTGAAAGTTGAAAACCACGCTCAGTTCGGTTCGACTGTCTCGTTTCCTGCTGCTGTGTCATATCCAAGCAGCCAATACTGCATTCTTTGTTTCGTTAAGTTTCTCGATCCGGGTCCGACTGCCCATTTCATTGTTTTGTATGGTCAGGATTCGCGACTGTCTCCGCGTTCAAATGCTTCCTTTCCTTTTCGTTGACATCCCATCATTTGGATTCCCCACCGAATGCTGATTTCGCGTTTCATACGTAAACTCGTTTCACTTCAGTGATCGGGCACCAGTTGCCAGGCATCGTTCCTGTTTCGTTGCTGTACTCAACGAACACCATAATCCACTCATGGGTGAATCTGTCTGTGTCCATTGCGATTCGGACCCAGCCTATTATTCCGTCGTATTGATCACAAACCGCGCTGCAAATTTCATCCTGAAAAGCATGTCCGTAAACTCGTTCCATCTTACCGCACGGAATAAACGTCGATCCTGAGTGTCGGTCAACCCAAGGTGCAAGCTCATTAGTGACAGCTTTTAGTTTTCTCTTTAGGCTTTCGATCTCAAGTTCTAATTCTCGTTTTGTCGGCATCGTTCGTTTTCCTTGTTTGAGTATTTCCCGTTTCCCCCGATGGGGAATTCGTCGTTATGCTCATTTCGTGCCAATACTGTAAAAATCCGTTTTTCCAGTGTTTTCGTCGTTTCTGTACACTGTTCCGTACACTCAATTCATATAATGATGCACGGAAAAGTAGCAAAATTGTATAAGAATTGGGCATGTGGCGAGGTTGTACAGTGTACAATGAAAAACGGCGGGATTCATTGATAGATTGAACCGCGCGCGATCTGTGGCACTGGCACGGCACGGGCACCCAGTGCCGGCGGGGCGGCGGACGCATGGCTGCAGCGGTAGGTCGGCAGCAGGTAAAGGTCGGCAGCAGCGGCGGTCGAGGTCAGCAGCAGTACCTGCAGCGGAAGCGGGTCAGCAGGGCGAGCAGAGGTTGACAGGGACTCTGCGTTTCGTTGTAATGGTGATTCGCCGAAACGCTGTTTCAGCGTTACTTTGAAACGGCAAAACGAGGTTGCTGCGCTTCTATCCTCGGACCCACGTCGCCCGGTACACTTTCCCTGTAGTCCCAACGCAGACGAGTGATGCGCCGAGACGTTTTGCTGATTAGCCTGTTCCCAAAACTGCCATCAAATTGACTACACTAAGATCGCACTGACTACGCATCACAATTTAGTGTTGTCACATTGACTACACGCTAACGTCCTCAACCCGATGACACAAATCATCGGGCTTTTTTAATGCACTTCCGGCACCCCGCTTTCTTCTTAAGTAACCGCCGGAACACGTTCCTGAAGATCCGCCGCCACCATGGGACCTTGCGTCTCATAGCACGGACAACGGCATCAGCCTGTTCGAATGAGCGGGTATGGCAGAGCCTGAAAACAGCCGGCCCGACAATGCATCCTCGTTGATTGCAGAACCCTGGCCTTTCGCACATGCATTTCTTCATATGCTAAGCACAGCTCCGGCGAGAGAGCATCCATCGAGAACGCAGCACTGCGGAAGTCCTGCGCACGCGCCAGACGGGAATACACCGTTAACGCAGAACCATCCAATGCGAGACAAGTCGAACTCACCAGCGAATCCTCCTTCATCGGGAAGGCATTCGCATGCGTCCAAGAGATACTGACGCCATCGTGCATGGTCAGGAGGTGTAGATTGAGGAATGCAATCCAGGGTGTTTTCTTTGAGAAGTTCGCCTGAATTCAGTTCGAGCCCATTCTCAACACCAAAGAACTGAACAACAACAGTAATGTTGCAGCAATCCTGAACCGTTAAGTCATGCGTGAGATACAGCAGCATTCTGATGTTGCATGTGTCCTCCATGCAAAATGGGGGAGGATCAGGAAAAGGACCACCACCAGCAGCGAGATAAAATTTACCAGGCAGAACCAATTCGGTGATTGCGAAGTAACAAGTGCATGGCCCGCAGGACCCTTGTGGCCAATCGAACTTATCCGCTGGATTAAGCGGCGTAAAGACACCTGACATGCCGTCAATCGCAGGACATGCTGGCGCAGTGATCAGCCACGGGATGTCTATCAGTTCGTCGGGATCAGCGTCACGATCGATTGGAAAACATGCCCCGATACACCCACCACAGCAGCCACACTTCAGAATTGCTTCCTTCATGTTGCCTGGCATACTTCGCTCCCATTGCTTGGCAACACCAGGATTATCTGCGGCCCTTCGTTCTTGGCTTCACCGGGATCTGACGCCTTGAGCACTGCAAGCTCCACCTGAATCTGCAGTTTCTGCTGCTCCATATTCATCGACTCCATCCGAAGAATACGATCGACGGCCTGCAGGCGAATTTCGACATCCTGCGTTTCGTTCATGGCTTGTTCTTCGCAGAACTCTGCGATGGAGTCTTTATCGCGGATCTTCCATCGTTCCTGACCGTTCGACTCCCGAAGCATCTTCCCGATCATGCCGTGCGTTTGTCGCGCGGTGAGACCTGAGAATGGTTCGTCTTCGTCGAAACGTCGATCAGACATCAACAGGCTCCGCAGTAATCGTGAACTTGTATCTCTTGTCCTGCTCGCACTTCATAAACCTGAAGATCGTGTCTGGGTAAAAGTATGCATTAGGATCAAGATCAACTTTCGCTAATGTCTTTTCATCGACTTTGTCGAAGCAGAAGTGTTCTCCGTCATCTGAGATCTCGCCTTCGAATTCAATGCTGGCCACACATCACCCCTTCCATCACTTCCCGCGCCTCATCAACCGAACGAACTACGACCGAAATCCCATTCGCTGAACGGATCTTCTTCTGCTGCAACTTCTGCATCTCCGACTGAACGCCGTCCTCCGACTTCACTTCCATCGCGATGAACATCCCATTGCTGCAAATCAGGATGTCCGGTACTCCTGTCATCCCGTAGATCGACGCTGCGTACTTCACTGCCCAGGTGTTCGGAAGTTTGTTCAGCATTCGAAGAATCTCGCTTTGGATCCTCGATTCGTTCTTGCTCATCCGTGAACACCTCAGAAAATTGCCAGTAATCCTTCGGGCATGCAAGAAACAATTTTCTTCCTCTGCCATGCTCCACTAAATCTACAATGCATCTGTAATTCTTGAGAGCCCGAGTAATCACAGTGTACCGCAAACACAGATCTTCAGCGAAGGTGGACTGACTCGCTTTTTCTGAAGAGGTTGCAAGGCAATAGACATCCATGGCCTGAAGTCCTTTAACCGAATGACAGGATCCTATCCGAATTTTGGGCTCCCGTACCACATCGATTCCAAATTTATCAATTGCCGTGTCAAGCAACAAAAACATGTCCTTGCGCCATTTCTCTTCCAAAACAAAATTCACGAATGCTTCAGCCGCACCCCACTGTTCCAGTTCTTCCAGACGAAACACCAGATCGTGACTGCACGTCATTTTTTTCCAGCGAGCCTTCTCTCCACGCTTAAATAACTCTACTCCTTCGTGCTTTGCCGGGAAGTTCTCAGTAAGACGACGAAAATCCTGTTCGCTGATCTTCTCTCCGTCTCGAAGTGCTCTCATCGTCAGAACGATAGCAATTTTAACCGGGGCTTCCCACTGGGATGACTTTTTCTCCTGAACACTGGCCCACGGGATACAGAGTTGATCCAGCCTGTCCTTCACACGACCGAGAGCAAACCAAGTTCTGGCAACGATCATCGTATCTCTCTTTGCCATCATCGGCAGCGCGGCCATGAACTTCGACATCTCAGACATTCCCACAGATCCTCCGTGGATGTCCGAATACGGTTTCCTTTCCTCGTATTCCGAATCTTCTCTTAGTACCTGTTCTCCCCAGTCTATCACACAGTTGGGATTACGGTAGCTTTTGTTCAGGATGATTCGTCGTCCTTCGTTTTTGGCCTCACGCTCTCTGGACGCGAATACGGCACTGTCAGACCCTGCGAACGAATACACACTTTGGTACCGGTCGCCTAGACGCCAAAGCTCTCCTGAGGCCTCTGGGAGGCCTTCAGCGATGCGTTCAGCCACGGCGTCAAGAAGTCTCGAACAGTCCTGATACTCGTCCAGCATCAGTACCTGTATGCCGTACGGCACTGTACCGAGCGGGTAGCAGCGGCGGAAGTTCAGGTCTGAATCGGCCTCAAACCCAGCAAAACGCATAAGAATGTCGAAAAAATCGAGTTGTCCGCTGTACCTTTTTGCATCCTCAAACTGACGAATCACATTCTGAAACTCAGGTCTGTCACACGTGTCACACCCTGTCACACCAAATTCTGAAGAGGTGGTGCAACTTTTTTTCCAGTCTTTTACGCTATATAGAGCACTTTTTTTAGTCTCTGTCACACTGTCACACTCTTTTTTAGATTCCGCAGCTGACTTGTTGTTTTCTGTTTCAGAAAAATGTCCCCCTATAAGCGTATAATCAGACCGGTCAGAACCCTCGAATATGGCTGGTTTTTCGATTTTCGCATCAAAAAACGCTGGCACAGCGGAAGTGTGACAAGGTGTGACAGCGTGTGACACCTCGCGAATTTGCTGGCTTTTTGTGTCCCAGCAATCTGATGTTGCTGTGACAGACGGGTTTGTCCCGTGTGACACTTCCTGGACGATCAATCGGGAGAGTCTGGCTCTTGAGATGTCCCAGGCGGTCAATGCTTGGTCGATTTTGTCACCGAGAGTTCCTGCTTCTCCGCCCCTTGGCATACCACAGCACTCTGCGACGAATTCTCGACCAGCTTTGGTATCATGATCAATGATCACCTTGCTGTCAAGTGAGAGACCACGAAAAGCCATCGCATGGAGAGTTTTGAAGTGACCTTCAGTGCGTAACCGATCAGAATCGACGCCAGTGATCACAGCCGCACGCTGGGCAGCTTCCTGACATGCCGCGCGGGAGAACGAGCAGAATGCGATCTCATTCCATTTGACGCCTTCACGGAGCTTCTGTTCGACAATTTCCATTCCTCTCTGTGTTTTTCCGCTCCCACTTACGCCAACTATTACATATGTAGTTGCCATTATTTCGCCCGTACCTTTCCATGGTTTTGGTGGAATCCGTACTTCAATTCGGCTTCCTCTCTCGCTTCAACAGCGTCGTTGAAATCGTCAAAATATCCCAGACTTATTTTTCTGCCGTCAATTTTTATATCTGCACGCCACTTTGACGTCTGTTTGAACCAGTGAACTCCGCATTGTCCGCTTTTATTGTTTCTATTGAGTCTTCTGTTTTTCGTGTTTTCAGACTGAGCGACATCTCGCAGATTTTCAATCTTATTGTTCAGTCCATTCCCGTCGATGTGATCGATTCCTCCCTTTGGCCAATCGCCGTACGTCATCAGCCAGACTAGGCGATGCACGTAGTATTTTTTCCCCTTGAACCCAACACTCAGATATTCTGTGTTCATTTTCTTTGATTGATATGCTCCTCCTGCTGGATCTCCAGGTTTCATCTTCTTCGCTCGTGCAATTTTCCACCGCAGCACTCCGTCCTCGATATACCACGTCTCTCTCGCAGTTTCAGCATCCATAACCCACACTCCAGACACGAAAACACCCGATTCCGCAGATCTGGAAGAATCCACGCTCGGGTGTTTTCACCGACAGCGGCAGGCCGATATCGGAATCAGTTTATCTTTGAGGTCTGCCTTCCAGAACAGACGACGCCGCCCATCATACCGACGAACGCGGATGTATTCAACGACTACCACTCACAAACGGATCATCGCTTCAGCCTCCTTGTCATCCACCCTCGCAATTGCCGAACCACTTCAGATATTGTGAACGTCTCGTTCCCGAGCTGCCACTTTCCGTTGATCCTGACTCGCCACTTGCTCTGCTGGCTGTGGTATGGGAACAACTGCGGCCACAGTTTTCCACTAAACAATTCCACCTTCATTGACTTGCCTCGAATTTCGGCAAAGATTTTAACGTCTGGTTTTCGTTTTTCTGACATATCCAGAGTTTTTCCTTGTCGTTGCGGTGTATTTCGATTAGGGCTCGGCGATCGCAGATACACGAGTCGATCGGCAGCCGGTGCATGGGCCTCACGTCAGAACCACCCTCTTCCGTTCATTAAAAGTAACAAAGCCACCACCGTCATCCCGCTCATCGACCGAAGACGCCAACACCTCGGTACTTTCAAGTCCACAGTGTTCCAGCAGGCACTGCCATTTCTCCGCATCCAGGCAACTCCAGTTCTGCACAACGAACCGCCCACCCATCTTCGCCACCCTGAAATACAACCACATCTGCCTTCTTCGTTGGTAGTGGCGATAATGTTTCACACGAATCAGATCACCGACGTGAATCGGGATTCCGTGAACGTCGTGGAAGCCGGTCGGTTCGCTCATTGGATATAGTCGCTTGGTTTGAATGGGACAAACACAACTGGAATCATTTTTACGTCGTATTTTTTGGCGGCGATTCGTTCAGCGATCGACTGATGTCTGTTGCACTGAGGACTCCTGTACCGCCTACTCAATAATGGGTTTCCGTCGTTATCGACTAACCACCACGAGTCTGTGATGATCTGGAACAGCCCGTCTTGTGGAGTATCCCATTTTTCAATCGGAACGTATTTACTTTCGCTCATTCCTCTTGATCCCTCCCCTCTTTCAACGCCTTCGTCGGCACCGCCGGACTCGCGGCAATAATCTGCTGCAGAATTGGCTTGAAAATTCTCCACATATCCAAAACGCCAGCATCCATCCTGGAAATCGAATCATCGTCCATCGTCCACCACGATTCGATTGGATGACACTGGCAACCAATGAAAATGTGAGTCGCAGTGTACACAACAGAGAACATATAGATTTGCAGCGACTTCACCTCTCGCATGTTTCCAACCGCGCCGTTCAGGTCCGCACCGTTCAGGTCCGCGCCGTTCAGGTCCGCGCCGCTCAGGTTCGCGCCTCTCAGGTTCGCGCCTCTCAGGTCCGCGCCGTTCAGGTTCGCGCCGTTCAGGTCCGCGCCGTTCAGGTCCGCGCCGTTCAGGTCCGCACCGTTCAGGTCCGCGCGGCTCAGGTCCGCGCGGCTCAGGTCCGCGCCGCTCAGGTCCGCGCCGCTCAGGTACGCACCGCTCAGGTCCGCGCGGCTCATGTTCGCGCCGTTCAGGTCCGCGTCTCTCAGGTCCGCGCCGCTCAGGTACGCACCGCTCAGGTCCGCGCGGCTCAGGTCCGCGCCGCTCAGGTCCGCGCCGCTCAGGTTCGCGCCTCTCAGGTACGCACCGTTCAGGTCCGCGCCTCTCAGGTTCGCGCCGCTCAGGTACGCGCCTCTCATATTCGCGCCGCTCAGGTCCGCACCGCTCAGGTCCGCGCCGCTCAGGTTCGCGCCTCTCATGTTCGCGATATCCGAATTACTCCACAACACTGACCCGTTGAATCGATGTTTAATTTCAACCACAACAACCACCCTTCGTAAAAAGACTA